ATGGCTACAAAGGCGAGAGTTTACAGCTACTTGCGCTTCAGTGACCCGAAACAGGCGGCCGGCAGCAGCGCGGACCGCCAGCTGGAGTATGCCCGGCGCTGGGCGGCCGAACACGGCATGGCCCTGGATGCGGCGCTATCGATGCAGGATGAGGGCCTCTCCGCCTATCACCAGCGCCACGTGACCAAGGGCGCGCTGGGCGTCTTCTTGGCCGCTATCGATGACGGCCGGATCCCTTCCGGGTCAGTGCTGATCGTTGAAGGCCTCGACCGCCTGAGCCGTGCTGAGCCCATTCAGGCTCAGGCGCAGCTGGCGCAGATCATCAATGCCGGCATCACCGTGGTCACGGCCAGCGACGGCCGCGAGTACAACCGCGCCGGCTTGAAAGCCCAGCCGATGGACCTGGTCTATAGCCTGCTGGTGATGATCCGGGCCCATGAGGAATCGGACACCAAGAGCAAGCGCGTCCGCGCCGCCATCCACCGGCAGTGCAAGGGTTGGCAGGACGGCACCTGGCGCGGCGTGGTTCGCAACGGCAAAGACCCGAGCTGGACTACCTTGGATCCCGCTACCAAGACGTTCCACCTTGTCCCTGAGCGCGCCGAGGCGGTGAAAGTGGCCATCCGCATGTTCAGGGACGGCCACGGCGCCGTCAGGATCATGCGCGCCCTGGCCGAGCAAGGGCTGCAGCTGACCAACGGCGGCAATCCGGCCGGGCAGCTCTACCGGATCCTGCGCAACCGAGCGCTCATCGGCGAGAAGGTGCTGGAGATCGATGGCGAGCAGTACCGACTGGCCGGCTACTACCCTGCCCTACTGAGCGATGAGCATTTCGCCGACCTTCAACAGGCGACAGAGCAGCGCGCCAAGCAGAAGGGAACCGGGGAGATCCCGGGGCTGATAACAGGGCTGCGCCTGGCCTATTGCGGGTACTGCGGGTCGGCAATGGTCGCTCAGAACCTCATGAACCGCGGCAGACGTGATGACGGCGGGCCGCAGCATGGCCACCGCCGCCTGATCTGCGTTGGAAATTCGCAGGGCATGGGCTGCGCCGTCGCCGGCAGCTGCAGCGTCGTACCGATTGAGCACGCAATCATGAGCTACTGCGCGGACCAGATGAACCTGGCCCGATTGTTCGAGGGTGGGGATAGATCGGAAGCGCTGTCCGGCCGACTGGCCGTTGCGCGGGCGCGGGTGGTCGACACCGCAGCCAAGATTGAGCGGATCACCGATGCCATGCTGGCCGATGACGCAGGGGAGGCTCCGGCGGCATTCAAGCGCCGGGCGAGAGAGTTGGAGGCAACATTGGCCGAGCAGGAGGCCGAGGTTGAGGCGCTGGAGCGCGAACTGGCCACCGCAGCCGCCTCACCAACTCCAGCTGTCGCCAAGGCCTGGGCCGACCTTCAGGCGGGGGTGAAGGCTCTGGACTATGACGCGCGCACCAAAGCCCGGCAGCTGGTTGCAGACACATTCGAACGCATCGCGATCTACCACCGCGGCACCGAACCGGAACAAACCCGGTCGTGGAAGGGAACTATTGACCTGGTGCTGGTGGCGAAGCGTGGCAGCGCGCGCATCCTCCACGTTGATCGCCAGACGGGTGAATGGCGCCACGGCGAGGACGTGCTCGACCTACCCGGCGAGCCGCTTCCATAGATTCATCGCTGTTGCAGCTGGGCAAGCCCTGCTCGTATCCATGCCTTCTTCGGATCCTTGGCCCTGGGCTTCGTCATCGCTGGGGGCTTGCGTGGCTGCAGCGCTTCCTTGACCCGCTCCAACTCCTTCACCCCTGCCTCGGCCAATCGGCGGGCCTGTTGCTGCTGCTCGCGGGTCGGCGGTAGGCCGGGCAATGGCGGCGGCAGCTGAATCGGGGTGCTGTCCGTCAGCCGGGCGACGGCCTCACGCAGAGGCAGATCGGGATACAGCCTGGCCGCGCACCAGCGCTCGGCGTAGCGCTTCGCCTGCCGGACGTTGGCCGCGCGCACTTCCTTCACCTGCCAAAACTTCTGGCCTTCCATCCACAGGCGCACGCCGGGACCGCCATCAGAAGCGACGCTTGCTGTCTCCCGGCCGTTGTACCAGAGCGCCCAACGCTCACCGGTCTGGACCCAGCCGGAGGGGCGCGGTGCTGAGCGGAAACCTTGGTAGCCGTGCGAGGGAAGCATGGCCGGAAGAATACGGCCGACGGTCGCAAAAGCTGCGACAAGAAGGAGCCGGCACGCTGAACCGTTGCGAATAGAGGGTGTCGAGCCCAAATGCACCGAGCCGGCGCATAGCGCAAAGCTCCAGCACAACGGGGGCTGTAGACTGCGGCATCATCAATAGGACGCTAAGGAAAAAATGGCATGGCCGACACAGGGTTGTTCCTCCTCAGCGACGTCCTGGGGCAAGAAGACGACAGTGGTCGGCTGCTGCAGGTAACCCAAGTGGTGTGCCGTTGTCTGCAATGCTCATCCCGGTTCACCGGACGGCCCAATGAAGGGCTTCTCGATCTCCCCGGTGGCGCAATTCTTAGCTGCCCCAAATGCCCAAATCGGCAGGCTATCAGCCTGGCCAGATTCGCCGACTTCTTGCAGAAGAGCGCTTGAACCTCAAACGCTCGTAAATTCGGCTGGCATCGCCGCTCAAGCGGCGATTGCGTACGGTTCGACAAGCGCTCTCAGCAGGTCCATCCCGGTCGCGCTCGCGGCATCGGAATCGCTACGCTGCTTGAAGCCGGTCCAATCCGCATGAGCAAGGCTTCGCAGCTCCGCACGCTCGACAGGGAGCCAGCGCATCGGCCAGAACGGAAGACGCCGGTAGCCCGCCCGCCCTCGCTGCAACTCGACCAAAGCGGAATGGCTCCTTGCACTCAGAACTCGGGAATAGGCTACCGACAGCCCATCCTCTGGCCCTTCGAGATACTGAAGAAACCGCTCTCCGTCGAAGAGCAAAACGCCCGTCACCCCCGCATCTCGATTGAACCGGCATGCGTCATCTACGATCGCATCCAACTTGCCGTCAGACTGGCCTAGTCCCCCCTGCGCGATCGCCGGACTGACCTCGCTCGCATACACAATGGCCCTGATGGGCATGGCGCACCTCCTCGCTGAGAGGCAAAACCCTAACAGCCGAGGCCGCAAATCGGTGTAGATGTATGAGCAGAATCCATAACGCTTCAGCTTCAAACTCTTGCTGAATTCGGACTCCCGTCACAAGATCTACCCGCCCCACCCCGCAGCATGCAATTGACTCCTCGGTACACGGCCATGCCAGACACAGGTCTTTTCTACGTTCTCAACATCGACCCGATGCGCAATCACCAGGGGAAGATCGAAAGCGTCATCGCCATCAGCGTGCGATGTAACAGCTGCCAGCACGTCACCCACTCGACAGGCCCGAACCTTCAATCCATACCGGGCGGTACGCTACTCGCTTGCGCCAAATGCGGCGGACGCCAAGCGGTCAGTAACGCGCGACTGGTCGAATGCGACCACATCCTGGGTACGCCCCATTCCGAACAACAGAGCGCCTGACGAACGAGCAGTGCGCCAATGCGCCAGTAGATGAAGCCCCCTAGGCGGCCAGCCGGTGCTCGTAGAACGGGTGCCGCTTGTCGTCAAAGATCCGGTACAGCGCCGCCAGGTCGGCAGGATCAGGGTTCAGCCAAGCGTCGACGTGCTCGGGCTTGATGTTGATGATCGTCCGGTCGTGGCCAGCGGCGGCCACCTCCGGTTCCGGGTTGTCGGTGATCGCGGCAAACGACAGCAGATCTGGCTCCTTGCCGGCCGGATCCACCCAGTGCGACCACAGGCAGGCCACCAGCATCGGCTCGCGCGTGCGCGGGGTGAACTGCACCACCTGGTTCTTGCCGTCCGGACCCTCCACGTTCTCGTAGAAGGTATCGACCACCATCAAGCCGTGGGTGTGGCCGAAGGCCGGCGCCCAGAACTTCTCCAGGCTGTCTCGGCGGGCGTTGTAGGTGCCGGGGAAACGCTGGTCGTAGTTGGCCGGCTTGCCGGCCAGTCGGCACTGATAGCGCATCGGCTTGATCGTCAGCTTGCCGCCTTCGGAGACAATCACCGGTGCGTAGACCCCGGGGAAGATTCGGCTGTCCCGGTCCTTGCCCTCGGCGCGCTTGAGGTCGGCCAGCTTGCCCATCGCGCGCTCGATCTTGTTCCCAGCGATGCGCACGTCTTCCCGGGCCTTCTTCGTCTCCTTGACCTGCAGCGATCGCTCCGCATCGGCCAGCCGCTTGCGGTTGGCGAAAAGCTCCTGCTCCAGAATGGCGGCCTCGGCCTGGTTCCACTGCTGGATCTCCGCCCACACGGCCAGCTCTGCCGCGCTGGTGCCGGCCCGGAATGCGTCGTCCATCGCCTTCGGGGTCTTGGGCCGCTTCTTGCCCGGGTCATGGGCGTAGAGCGCGGCAAATTCCTGCAGCGACACGGTGGCACCGGTCATGCGGACCAGCTTCTGGTAGGCGGCTTCGATTTGGGCGGAATAGCACATGGCCGCAATCTGGCCGCAGGCCGCGTTGCGACGGCGTGAGGGCCGCGGTTACGCCCCGCCTTCCAGCACTGCAATCCGATCCGCCATCGCATCAATCGTGATCTGCAGCTGACGTTCGCGTTCAACACCTTCCTGATGCGCAGCGACCAAATATGCAATCAGCTGGTCAGTCGCCCAACCGGCGTACTGATCTTGGATCACATCTTCAATAATGACTTCAGGGGTATTCGCACGCATCGCATCGTCGGCCATCACGAACGCACGATCTGCTTTGCCACCGTCGCCGAAACCTTCAAGATAGCGACCGATGCGGGTGTTCAATCCCAGCAGTGCATCCGTGGCGTTGATGATCGGCCGCAGTGAAGCCGCGTCCTTAATAGCCGGATCAGAACCGCCGTTGACAAAATTGCCCGGCGCGACGGCATTTCCGCCAGGCTGGAACTGGAATCGGGTGTTGCCAATCAGCAAGTCGATACGGTTAAACCGGTTAAATTCAATAATTTGCTGAGTAGTGGCATCAACCTTTCGCTGCAAACGCCAGTTGAAAGCAGACCAAGAAGTGCTGCTAGCGTCCTCCTCGCGGTAGTAATGCATCTCCATGGCATCCACGTTGTCGCCGGGCTTACCTTCCCAGCGACCGAGGGTAAAGCCGTTGTATTGACCAGCACCCACTATGGGGCTGACCGCGAGCAACTGTGCGGTGTTGAAAGTCACCGCGCCACTACCAACCGTCAAATTGAAAGAGGAAGCGTATGCGTTCCACTGCTTGCGCGTGTTGGTGTTCCGATTGACGGCTTCGGTGTAAAGAACGTTTGCGTCAGATGCGATGGTCATGTTTACGTTGGGCGTAGTGCCGGTGACAATCGCACCTTGCACGTACAGATCACCCGTAACAGTACCACCAGCCTTGGGCAACGCCGCATTGGCGGTAGTCTGCGCAGCTACAGCTTTCCCGTCAGCCGTAGCTGCTGCCGTCGCTGCGTTGCTGGCCTTGGTATCAACCGACGCGATGCTGGCATTGGCGTCATCAATGCGGGCACCGAGTGCGGTGTCTGCTGCCGTGCGCGCGGCGATCTCGTTGTCCAGGCGCCCGCCTGTCTCTCCGCCGCCGGCCTCCAACGCCACCAGACGCGCCTCGGCATCTTGGAAGTTGTCGTTGCAGATCTCAAACGCGGTGAAAGCGTCGTCCCCGGGCTTGCCATCTGGCTGGATGGTCGTTTGATCGATGAATTTCTGCGGCATGTGTGTTTCCTGTTGGAATTGCCCACGGCAAAGCAGGCCGAACTTGTCGGCCTGCGCTATGGGCTGTTTCAGTTTTCGACCGAGATCACCGCGAGACTTTGCGTGATGGTCTGCTGCTGGAAGGTGCCGGATGTGTGGGTCACGTCCTGGGCAGTGAAGCCGGAGATCACTGCCCGGTACTGCATCGTTTCAGAGCTAGGGCTGGTGTCGTTCACGGTGAACGATCCGCCCCAGTTGGACACGGCGCGATCCGCCCCGTCCGGCTCGTTCATGATGTTCACCGAGCCCCCAACGTTGAGAACCTGCCACAGCGATTCGGCGTTGTTGCCGATCTTGCGGTAGATATCTACGCGTGCTGTGTTTTGCCCGGCTCCGGCCACGAAGCCCGACGAACCCAGCGTGGTCTGAACCCGCTCGTGACGCCGAGTGAAACTGACGGTCACTGTGCGCACGCGGCCGTTGGTTGCGAATGGACCGTTGACCAGTTCCGTACCGATGGTCTGCGTGGTCGTGGTCTGAACCGCGTTGCGCAGAATGCCGGCCGACAACTGGCCGCCGAAGTACGCACTGCCGTTCGCGTCCATCCACATCATGGCGTTGGTCTTCGATGCGGCGGCGGCGCCGACGTTGGGGCCGAAGTAGTCGATCAGGTTGTCACCGTTGGCACCGAAGCCAGGACCGATGATTCGCTGTGCCGCCCCTTTCCAGACGCGCAGGTAGCCGTTGCGCCATTCCATGCCCTCGGAAGCACCGTTAGGCGCGACGATCTCCATGCTGCTGGTCAGGAATCGCAGACTGACCACATTGCCGTCGTTACCCAGCTCCATGCCGCCGACCAACGGGCCGTTGCCGGCATCAGCGATCAGGTGCAGGAACGCCTTGGCCATCACTTGCGCCAGGCCACCCTCGGTCTGCACCACCCGGGCTTCCATGCCCTGAACGACTTGCGCGCTTGCCTTGCCGTCCACCTCGGCCTTGACCGACGTGAGCTGGCCGGTGACCGCTTCGATGCCCTGCTCGGTTACCTCTACCCTGGCGCTGATCTCCTCGACGTAGTCGGCTGAGGCCTTGCCGTCCAGCTCGACCCCGAGGTGCTGGACCTGTACCGCTTGGGCCGCCTGCTCCGTGGCGATGACCTCGATTGACCTGGTTGCACTGGCCTCGAACTCGCCCAACTCGGCGCGCACCGATTCCACCTGCTTGGCGGTGGCCTTATCGCCTTGGGCGATTACCGATTGCCACGTCTTGACACCTGCGCGTACGGTCCGGTCTCCCGCGTTCCAGTCGCGGTCGCCGGCGTGCTTGTACGTCATCTGGGCTTCGAGCGACGAGGTTCTATCGCCGACTGCCCGGACACCGTCCTCCGTTTCCTCGACCCGTGCTGAGACGGCGTCCAGCGCCTCCGCAGAGGCCACAGCGCCGTCTCCTGCGGGCATCCTCGCGGACACCCGCCCGATGGCCTCAGCGTTGGCGCTATCGCCATCAGCGCGCGCTTGGCGTTCTTCCGTCACACTCGCCTCGGTGGCCAGCGGCCCGTCACCCACCGGCATGCGCGCCTGCAGGATCTCGATTGCCGTTGCCGAAGCCTCATCGGCACTGACGCGTGCGTCCCGCTCTACCGCAAACAAGCCGGTGGCGACCTGGGACAGGTCGGTCCCTTCGTAGTCGCCACGCAGCTGGGCGGCCAACGTTTCCCGCTTGCTCGCCTCGGCTACGTCACCCGCCACCCGTGCCCGTGCTTCCTCCTGCACCAGCGCCACGCCTGCACCCGGCGTCGGCCGGCCGATGGCCACCCAGTCCACCATGAAGTAGTTGGCCACCGCCTGCTCATCGCCGAACTGCAGGCGGACTGCATCCACCTCGCCCGGCCACCAGGCAATGTCCGCCACGTCGACCGTGGCCACACCATGGTCATCCCACAGGGGCTGGGGGATCGGCGCCCGCTTGTCCACGTCCCAGTTCTGGTCCTCGGCCGTGATCCACTGCAGGTAGCCGTTCCACACCGGCGTGCCCACTCGCTTCACGCGCAGCTTGGCGAACCGATAGGCGCTGCCGTCGATCTCCAACGCCGGCGGCGACTGCACCCATGGTGCCTCGGTGCCATTGGCCGGCCGCAGCCAGCCGTCGATCACAGTGGGATCGGACCCATTGCCGGTCCAGCCCTCGGCCGTGGTGTCGAAGTACCAAATTTTCCGGCTATCGAACTGCGTGCCGCTGCCGGCGACGATCTCCGACAGCGCGCGCGACAGCGATTCAACGTCGCTATGGCGGGTTTCGGCCTCCAGCGTGATGGCGGCCTCGCGCGCCAGTCGTTCGTTGAGGTCGCCGTCTGCTCGGTGCTGCGCCTCCTGGGTGATTGCTTCCATGGCGTCCGACACGCCCTGCTGCCGCAGCGCCGCCTCGGCCAGCAGATCGCGTGCAGCATCGGCCAGCCCGTCGGCCCGGGCGGCGGCCTCGATTGCGTCCCCCTCGATGCGGTCGGCAATTTCCTTGGCCAACCGCTGCTGCTGCTCGATTAGGTCGTTCGTGGTCGGCGACGGCGTAGCCTCCACCACCGAGCCCGAGCCCGGCTTTCCGCGCACGGTCGGGGTGATCCGAAACCACCACTTCGTGCCGCTGCCGTCGCTGTAGAGGTAGCGGGTTTCGACGGTCCGGTAAATCTCCGTCCACGGCCCCTGCGGGCTCGGTCCGCGCTCGATGACGTAGATCACCCCGGCCTGGTCGACCGGGTTCCATTCGATCAGCACACCATCGGCCACGGGGTTAGGGACAACCCCGTCCACCGGCGGCACCTCCGGCGGCCGGTAGGCCACCGGGAACCAGGTCGAGTAGCGCGGTGCCGCCGGAGACGGGGACGGCAGCGCGCCCACGCCGATTTCAACCAGCGTGAGTTTCCTTGCCAGCATTGCGGATTACCTCGCGTATACAGCGTTGAGAGAGTTGCGCAGCGCGCTGCTGCTGGACGTGCGAACGCCCTGTGTGGTGGTGGCCAGCAGATCCCGCAGCAGCTGGTTCTGCTCGGCGAGCAGCGCATTGCCCTGCTGCACGGCTGTGGTGGTCTGCGATTGCGCGTCCTTGTTCACCACCAGGTCGAACACGGCACGGCTGAAGTTGTCCGGCAGCGCTTCGATTGCATCGGCCAGTTGGCCCATGCTCGTGCCGTCCTCCTTGTCCAGGTCGCCCACCTTCATGCCGTCGATCAGGCCGGTTACCTGGTCATACAGTCCGTTGTAGTCCTTGCCGCTGGCATACAGGTTTCGACCGAAGCCCAGTGCCGCCTGGGCCGCCGACTGAGCGGCGCTGGTGTCGCCACCGGCCACCGCCCGCTGCAGCTCCTTCATCGCCTCGCCCAACTTCTCCTGGTCCGTCAGCGGCGACAGGTCGCTGATCGAAAGGCCGTACTGCATGGCCTTCTTGTCCTTATCGATCTGCGCCTGCAACTTGCCCATGTTCATCGCCCGCAGGGCTTCGATCTTGGCCAGGTCCTCAGCGCGCGCACCGGACAGGCCCAGCGCCTTGGCGTAGTCGTTGGCCGACTTCACCTGCTGGCGGTAGGTGCGCTCGATGGTCAGCGCCTGCTGCTGGTAGCTCGACAGGTCGCCGGTCATCAGCTGCGTTGAAACGTCCGCCATCAGCGTGGCGTAGTTTCCCAGCAGCCCCGTCACCTTCTGGACCTGGGTGGCCAAGTCGGTGCCGGCAACGCTGGCCAAGTCCTGGAAGTAGTCGACGGCCTTGTTGACTTTCTCCACCTCCATGCCGCTGAGGGCGCGGCCCAGCTCGTCGGCGCTGCCCACCGCCAGTGCAATAGAAGCACTGAGGGCCGAGAACACATCCGACGCTTCGAAGTAGCCATCCAGCTGGCCGCCGAACCCTGCCGCACGTACTGCCTCGGTAAACAGGCGGTCCGTCATGTCGGCCAGGTAGGCCTCCAGCTGCGCCTTCGCCTCTGCGGAATCTGCGGACAGCTGCATCTTGCCCAGCGACACCTTCACCCCGGCCAGTTGCCCGGAGAGATCCACGCCCAGCTGCTTGGCCAGGTCAGTTGCTGCGCCACGCACCTGGCGAGCCGCCATGTCGAACGTGCGATCAATGCCCGGATCCAGCGCCCCGTACTGCGTCCACTTCTTGTCGCTGCGGAACAGGCCGCCCTTCGCCTTGATATCGGCGTAGGACTGGCCGTTGAAGCCACCGAACCCGTAATCGCCGGTGATGCCTTGCCCGGTCACCTTGGGCGCGCTGCGGCCGAACAGCTTGGCGTGGATGCTGGAACCCGAGAGGATGGATGCCGTCTTGTCGTTGAAGCCCAGCCCACGGAACCCCTTATCCGCGAGCCCAACGGCGCCGGCCGTTGCAATCTTGCCGGCCCAGCTCTCGCCGTTGGCAATGTCCCAGCCCTGATCGAACAGCTCGGCATTCTTCATCATGCCGGCGACGATCCAGCCGATGATCGGCACCGCGGCGGCGGCCGTCGATGCGGCACCGGCACCAGCTGCTGCGGTTCCGCTCGCTGCGGAAGCGCCGCCGCCGGCAAAAGCTGCGACGTTGTTGCCGAACCCTGCGAGGCTGCCGGCACTGATCCCGCTGCTGGCCGCACCCGCGCCAGCGCTGAACAACCCCTGCCCCTTCGACAGGAGACCGGCGATGTTGCTCAGGTTCTTGCCACCTGCGGCCGATCCGTTTCCGCCAAACAGACCCATGAGGCTGTCCAGGCTGAAGCCTCCACCCTGTCCACTGATTCCGCTCATGATCTGCGTCTGGATCGGAATAATCAGCTTCTGCTTCGCGATCTCAGCAATCATGTCGCGCAGCCCGCGCTTCGCCGCGTTCTTCAAGCCATCCCACAGATCATCGAACTTGCGCAACCCATCCACGGCAAAGTCGGCAAACGCATCGACACCGTCGGCCAAGCCAGAGACGACTATGTTGGCCAGCGCCTCGACGTGCGCTGCGGATTCCTCAACCTGCAGAGACAGTTCCGCAGCAGCTGCCGCCGCCGCCAGCACGGACCGCTCGTACTCCTCGTAACTGGCTGCCCCCTTGGCCAGCGCCAGTGCCTCCTTGCTACCGGCTGCCTCGACTGCCTTTTGCAGTTCGTCGCGCATGTCCTTCTCGTTCACAAGCTGCCGGCGATACAGCTCACGGGCTCGCCCTACCTTGCCCAGCATGACCAGCTCGGTATCGAAGGTTGCCAGCAACTGCTCAGGCCCAGCCATGGCCTTCTCCACTTCCGCCGCAACCTTGGCGTACTCCATGGCGCTCTGGCCCATGAGCACGTTGGCGTCGGCCTGCGCAATGTTGCCCTTGGCCAGCAGATCGTTGTACTCAGCCATGTTGCCAAGGTGTTTGGCCATGGCCTCGGCCAGCGGCCCCTCCATGGCGCCGGCGGCTTCTTGTGCTTGCTGCCTGTAGCGCGCGATCTCCTCGGCGCGATGCTTTGCCTCGTTGTCCGACTTTTCCCGAGCAGACTTCCCAATGTTTCCCGTAGGCTTGTAGCCAACGGAATTCGACTTGAGGGCGGACTCCGGCAGCATCTGCCCGTTGTCAATCAAGGTGACTTGCGGCCCATATCGACGCGTCAACTCGCGCTGGATGCGAAGGCGCTCTGCCAGGAGCCGCTCAGCTTCCTTGTCGCGCTGGGGAGATGGAGCCTCCACCGCGAGCAACAGCCGGCGCCTTGCGCCAAGGTCGCCCATCTGTTCATTGAGTGCATCTTCTGTGGCGCTACTGAGAGCGCCTGGAGCGGCACCCTCCAGAGCGTGAAGCTCCGCCATGCGACCAATCAAATTCACGATCTGAACTGCACCGCTTGCCATCTCGCCCGTAAGCTCTGCGACCCAGCGGGTGACGCTCGCGAAAGCATTCCGCGTCTGCTGCGAAGCCATGAATTCTGTCAAGTTGTTCAGCTCGGGCAGAAGCTCTTCCGCGACACTAACCTTAAGCCCCTTCATCGCAAGGTCCGCTTCCTGCGTGATCTCGCGGAGGCGAACTGTAGCTTTCGACGTATTGCCATCAATAATCGCCCCCGCTGCTGCGGCGGCATCGCCCCACTGCTTGAACCCCGCACTGCTGTTCCGCAGAAGGGGAATCAGGTGAGCAGAGTCACTGGCGATGGCCTCCATGTAGGTGACCATTTCCGATTGCGAAAGGTTCGCACGCTCCAGGCTATTGAAGAACAATCCGAGGGCATCGGGACCGGAGAGCGTTCGGAACTGCTCGGCCGTTACCCCCGTGCGCTTGGCAATGTTTTCGAAGAAGTCGGCCATCGCACCGCCGCCCGTCTGAACGTAGTCGCCGATCTTGTCCTGCACATCTTTGAAAATGTCTGCCAACTTCTCATGACTGATTCCGACCACATTGGCACCAGCAGCCATGCGCTGGAAGGTCTCTGAACTACTGCCCGAGAGCGATGCCAAGCGCTCGTACTGAACTCCAAGTTCAGCCACTTCACGTGTCCACGCCACTGCCGCAGCGCTTGTGCTCGTGATGCCTGCCGAGAGAGCCAAACCAATCGCTGTGCCAGCCTTCTTGGCAATAGCCTGCATGCGGTTCATCGATTGCTCGAACTGCCGAGCGGCTTGACCGGCGTCCTTTACAAAGGAACCGGTCTTCATCAACAGATCGACGGTGAGTGTGTAAAGAGACATTGCGGCTCCAGAAACGAAGAAGCCCCGCTCATGGCGGGGCTTTAGGTGGGCGCCGGTGACTCCGGCCTATCTACCCATGATCTGCGATTGATGGCGCTCAGCCTGAATGACGCGAGCCAGCGCGACCAAGAAAATGCCGAACGCGATTACGCCGACACCCATGGTTGCCTTGGTGAGCATCAATGCTCCGGCCAACGCGGCCAGGAGTCCAAGAACGGCCAGCAGGATATACATCGTTCCCCCTCTGCTTTGATTGTCCCTGGATGATGCCACTATTGGAGGCGTGCGGTCAGGCGGGCACCTCTTCGAACTCCATGTATCCCGTGAAGTACTGCCGGCTGATGTTCTCCGCGCTCGGCAGCTGAGTCGGGTAGCCATACAGCGCGGATCGCGCCGCCAACCTGGGGTCCAGTTCCTTTGTTGCCATGTCCCTGTACTGAGGGACCACGCAGGAACGGCGTCGCCCAGCCAGCGCCGCAGCGACGGTCTCCCAATCGACACCGGCCAGCCCGCCGCCACGAACAACGTCGGTTGCCCGACCCGAGAAGGTGCAGGTCAGGCGGCGGTACACCACGCCGGGAACGGTGTTGACCTGCCCCCCCTTCGTTCGCGTGTGAGCGCTCGTGTCGATTGGTGCAACTCCCCATCCGTCGCTGATACCTACGTCGACAGCCTGGAAGATCGCAATCTCGCCGATATCGACGTTGGTCACGTTGGTGTCGATCTCCACCGACACGGTCGCAAGCGGCACCTGCGCCTGTGGAAATAGCCACGCGCACACGGTGCCGTCAGGGAGCCGCGTGGTTGTGCCCACTGCGCCTGCAGCACGAACCTCAATGCCAGGAGGGACATTCAGACCCAGCACTGCCACGATCCCAGGTACGACAGCCTGAGCAAGCGTGACAGTGACCGACAGCGGCCCCGTCCTGCGGATCCGACTGGCGCGACCAGGCTTGCCGTCAAAAAGAGCCGAGCCCTGATCGCTGCTGAGCCATGTCCCGCCAGCCAGCGCCACGGTCACCGCAGCCGGCATTCCAAATCCGATAAGCACGTTCTCATCCCCACAAGGTCAGCACCACATCACCCGTGGCTGGGTTTCGCTCGACTCGGCGCACCATCACCGGTTTCCCGTCGGCCAGGCCGTAACGGCCGTAGGACAGCCGGCCAATCTGCCCGGGCAGCGGCGCAAGCTGCTGATCGCCGCGGACGGTGACCTGGTAGAAGAAGCGCTGCCGCTGGTAGATCGCCACAACCCGGTCGATTTCGGCCTGCGCGTCGGCGGCCCGCCAGAACAGCGAGATCACCGGATCTGCTGCCTCGGCCCGGCGGTAGTGAGCGTCCAGCGGCCCAGCCGCGAACACCTGGCCGCGATACAAGGCGGTCAGTTCGTCACGCCGCGCCTGCGGAACGTCGACCACGTCGGTGACCAGGTCCGACGCACCCAAGGCCTGGGCATTCGGCCTGTAGGCCATGCGGCGGGTCAGATTGGGAGCTTCGTCAGTTACGCCCACCAGGTCGCTGGCCAAATCGTCGTCGGTCAGCTCGAACGCCGGCAGGCCCTCGTAGCTCTCGGGCGCCACTACTCGAACGAAGCGCAGCACGCCCGTGGCATCCTGGTAGCACCCGGCTCCATAGCTGGGCAAGATCGCGTTGAGTGCATCGCGGCCGGTAATCGAGGTCCCTGCGTAGTACCCGACCCCCGCATAGCCGGTAGCGGCGTCGATGGCTGCGCAGTCGACCGCTGACCATGCCCCCATGCCCAACCGCCCCATGATCTCGGCGACGGCTGCAGACAGCGTTGCGGGCGCCATTCCGGCCCCCACGCTGGACAGGTCCACCACCACAGGCGTCACCGGTGGAGACTTCATCAGCAGTTGCTGGTGATCCGGCGCAACTTCAAACGTCCCCGGTTCCATCAGGTCGCCGCGATCCATAACCGCATCGACGTAGACCGGGCCATCGGCCAGGAACATGGAGGTGGCATCCGAATTGCCGCCGGCGGCCGGCACGCTCGCCACGGCGCCGATCACGACCGGCTGCGGCTTCCATGCCAGTGACGCGACATTGGGCAGGAAGACGCCGCGGTTGATGGGCTGGGCCAGATAGTCGTGCGCGTCCCGCAGATGGAGGGTCTTGCTGCCGTCGTCGTTGATCTCGATCTGATCGATTGCGCAACGGAACACCGGCGCCGCGTCGGCGAGCATGGCGGTTTCATCAACCAGCAGGATCTGTACCGAGGCACCCGAGCCGCCCGAGAGCGCGAGACCGTCAAGCATGCCGTCGGCATCAGCCACCACGCACTCAGCAGCTGCCGTTTGCGATACGGGGTCACCTCCCCACGGCCAGAAACTCAATTCCTGCACCAGGTTCACGCCCTCGGCCACCAACCCTTCGTAGCGGGCATTTGCGGGGCTATCGCCCGGTGCCGAAAGCCAGTCGGCATCGGCCAGGCGAGTGGCAGCGGCTTGTGCCTGATCCAGCCGCCACCCGGCAATCGCTGCATCACTGCGCGCCCCCCACTGCCCGGCGTTGACCGCCAGGCACAGGCCACCCGCTTTCGTGGCCGCGAGAGACGCCGCAAAGTAGAGCGGCCCCGCCAGCAGCAAATCCCGCTGATGAACCATCGCCCCATTTAGGTAGAGCTGCAGGCGAGACGGGCCACCAAACACCACACGTAGCCCGACAATATCGCCCTTGGCCACCGTCGGCAGGCCAGTGGCAATTGCGCCGATCCCTTGCACTAGCCGACCGGTCGCCAGCTCCCACCCGATACCGGCACCGTTGGAGCCTAACGACTCGTTGAGCGGCGCGGCATCGTTCACAAAACCGACTACTGCCGCCAGATCGTCATCACCCCACGCGGCGAACTCGACGCCCACGGTTCCGCTCGTGAGCGCGAAGTCGGACCGCGCGCACCTGCGCGCGTCGGCGGCTGCGGTAGTTGCGAGAGTAAGCCCTCCGTCGCGAGCTGCGAGCAGGGGACCAATGGGGAGCGCTGCGAAGCGCCCGAAGGTGTCAGCCATGGGTCATCCAAGGGAATCGAACCAGTCCTGCGCCTCGTCGTCGTCAGAGCGAGGCACCAGGGCGTCTAGGAAATGCTGCATGCCGCGCTTAGTTCCGCCTTGGCTGTGTGCAGCTGTGATGTACGCGATGAATGCCGCAGGCTTCTGGTGGATGCTGACTGGGTCGATGGGGTTGCGCTTGTGGAACTCCCACCACCACAGGAACTCCCGGCGCGACATGGTGGATCGCAGCTCCGCCACCGTGCGATGCAGATGGCCGGCGAGGACATGCCAGAACCAATCCTCGCCGTGCTGCCTTAGCCGTTTCCCGCTTCTTCCCGCAGGGCGTCAGCGTCACTGCCGAAGCCTGCGTGCTTGAGCGCAATCGTCTGCAGACTTGCCGCCACCTTCGGCTTCAGCTCGCCGGCCTGCTTTTCAGTGAGTACACGCTTGCCGCTCTCATCGCAGATCGTGGCCGCGATCAGCTTGGCACGGTCGGCGGTGCTCCACAGCTGGCGGAACTCGGTATCCGGCAGCGCGCGCACGAAGAACTCCGCCTTGGTGCCGTCCGGCAGTTCGATGGTGTCCGGCTGCACGTCCTTTGCGGCGAACATGCCGGCGCTGGTGAACGCCTGAAGGATGCTCACCGTTCCTGCCAGGGTTTCGCTGCTGTCGTTGGTCTTGCTCATTGGCCGTTTCCTTGAATGGCGACAGGGCGCGCGGGCCGCGCACGGCTAACACGCGGAGGATCCGCGCGCCCTGCCAAAGAGAAGGTCCACCGAAGTGGGCCGAAAGAGACAGCGCCGTTGTTGCCGTCAGGGCGTCGGGCGGTGCGTTTCGACTGCGCCGGAGCCACGGATGGTCATCGTGGCCTTCCACACATCGTTGTCGGCCACCGTCACCGCGAAGTTCTGCACGAAGCCATTGAACTGCTTCGACACAACCGCCGTCGGCGGGGTGATGACGCCATTTACCGCCGCAGGCTTATCCGCGCCCGCCGTTTCGCTGGCCGGCGCGGTGACCAGGAAGTTGACCACCGCGCCAGTGCGGTGCAGTTCCTCCAGCGCCTCGGAATCGACCGAGTCATAGATCACCTCGATGCTCGTGCTGCCGGTCGCCTTGCGGCCAGCGACGAACTGATCCCAGTCGTCATCGAAGTCCGAGATATCGATTTCCGAGGCCTGGCCGTCAGGGAAGCCGACCGAACGGACACGGGTCACCTTGATGACCTCCGCCGCGCCGATGGCGATGAACAGCTGGGTGTGCTTGGACTTCAGTACCTGTCCCATAGGGTTTTCCTTGCGTTGTGCCCGTCGCCGGGTATGAAAAAAGCCCCTTGCGGGGCCGATGGATTGCCGTTGAGTTGGTCAGCGAAGCTGCAGCAGTCGAGCGTCGAAGGAGATGCCAAACGCCCCTGTATCGTCGTCATCGGGTGGAGGGTTGTAAGACTCGATGCTTCCGACTGTCTCCACAGCGTCGCGAACTGCCACCGCAGCAGCGTTGGCTTTGGACGTCGATTTCCCCCACACCGTCAACCGGACGCGCCAGCCATCGGCGGGCGGTCGCTCGGAAAGCAGATTGGTTGGTGAGCCGCCCACAACATCCCACGTGGCGTAAGGCAATGCGGTGTCCTGCGGCGCCGTAGAGGGGAAAACACGGACGGGATCACCAAACAGACTCCGCACGGCCTCGTCGCCCTGCAGCAGCTGCTGGATAAGCGGCACCATCATTTCCACCCCCTTGCCTTCATTACCCGGTCGATAGACGCGCGGGTCTGGTCCACAATCAGCTGCGCCGCCTGGGGCCCGTTTGCCTCGGCGGCTGGCGTCAGGAACGGCTTTGCCGCCATCTTCTTCGTGCCAAATTCCAGATACCGCCAGTAGCTGGCCCAGCCTGCCTGCACGTAGACCTTGCCAACCCGGCGCTGCCGACGGTTCCTCTTGGTGTTTGCATACTTGGCGCGTTTGCCAGTTTTGACGCCAACGGTGAAATACTCGCCACCCGGCCCAACGCCGGCCTTGTTCCGATTGCGCGCATTGGCCCTGCGCACCACGATCTGCGTGGCCAAGAAGCCGCTGGCACGCGGCACACGAGCGCGGGCCGCATCGCGAATCAGATTGCCGCCCCGACGCAGCGCGGTCTGCAGAGGCTTTCCCTGCAGCTCAACCGGCAGCGCTTTCAGCGACGACAAGAGCCCGTCAAGGCCATGGACCTCGATCTGCTCAGCCATCGGAGAGCCCCGCGTCTACCATCAAGGTGATATGCCCCCGCGCCGTGGGATCAGGCAGGACGGCGCGGATCGCGTAGTGCTGGCCGTCAAACACCGCGCGCATTGTGTTCAGAACACCAGGCAGATACGGAATTTCCATGCGCGCTGTGACTTGGCCGTGCTCAGCCGATGCAGCAACGAATTCACGCCCTGAAAGCGGGACCACCTCGGCCGGCACGTCTGCCTGCCAGCCCACCCATTCCAACTCATCGCCTCCAAGCGGATCCCGCGCGGGTTCTTGAATCTGCAAGGCAATGCGATGGCGATACTTTCCTGCCCGCCTCATGGCAGCACCCGACGGTATGGGAACATCAGGCGATCCACGGTTGGATTCTCGACACAGGTCGCACCCACCACCAATCCTTCGCGATTGGCGTAGAGGTCGCCAAGCGTCAGCAAGATCGCGGCCCGCAACGGCCCTGGCATTGGTCCGGGGGTGGTGGTGAAGAGAACCGGATACTCGCCGGCAGCGCTCGTCACCGTCGCCGGCTCAATGGGGAGAGGCGATTGCCGCTGTCCCACTGGCGTCCATTCGTAGGAAGCCTCCACCAACGCATAGCCGGTATTGCGCTCCACGGACTCGCGAGCAGCGGCAATGAACGCCCCGATCAGGGCGTCGTCGGCGTCATGGATCACGACAAGATGCGCCTTCGCTTCACTCAGCGACACAGGCTCCTCGGTCGCCGGGCTCACCGTGCGCAGCATGGGCTACTCCTCCGGCGTTGCCGCCTTGATCGCGTTGGGATGGGTGTCGATCAGCCCGCCCAGGCGCAGCGCCTCGGCGTGGGCCGCATCGACTTGGATTACCTGGCCGACCTTGCCCAAGTGGTTGTCGCTGAGCACCAGAGCCGGCACTGTCTCACGCTCCGATGGCTGCGGCGGCTGGTGCGGCGGCGACGCGGCGCTCTCTGCTTCGGCCGCGCCGTTGTCTTCGCCCACGCCGTCGGCAATCTGTCCGGGCTCACGGGCGACCACCTCGGCGCCGCCGACAATCGGCAGTTCAGCATCGCCGGTCAGTTCTGCGGTTTCTTCACCGGTAGCCGCACCGGCATCAACGACTGCCGGTACTGTGACCGCCGCGCCGTCTTCATCTACGCCGTCGGCCACCTGGCCGGGCTCACCGGTGACCACCTCGGCGACCCCGGCAACCGGCAGTTCAGCATCGCCGGTCAGTTCTTCGGGCTTCTCACCGGTGGCCGCGCCAGCATCAACGACTACCGGGGCCGTGACGGGCGCGCCAGCCTCGGCCCCGACAACTGGCGCAACCCGCGTTGCGCTGTTCTTCTGCTTTGCCATGATCGTCTCCGAGGGACGCCCCACGCGGGGCGCCCCTCCGTTCGTGGTCCGGGCGTTTAGGCCGCGGCGCCGTGCTTGAAGGTCTTCAGCGCTCCACCCACATCAACCAGGTTGCCGCCGGAGCGCATCCACGCCATGAAGCCCACCTGTCCCTTCTTGACGTAGGCCGAGTCGTTGAAGCGGAACAGGGTCACCGCCATCACGTCGCGGATCTTGTAGTAGCTGAAGTCGCCGAACGCGATGGAAGTTGCCCCGGCTGCCGGCGCCGGCGCGTGCTGGTTGATCTGGATATCGCGGTTGAGCAGGCGATCCGGCGCACCGCCCGGGTTGCCCTGCTCGTAGCCCGGTACGAAGATCGGCCGGCCCTGGTCGTCCTTCACCTTGCGAATCAGCTTGAGCATGTCGTCGTGGAACATCCACTTCGCCAGCGCGCGATAGGCCGGGTCGACGCTGTGCTCCAGATCCACCAGGTCGTCATAGGTGATGATCGGGAGAGCCGACGCGGAACCGATCTTGCCAACCGAGGCCGCAGTGAAAGCACCCATCGGCTGACCGACGCCGCTGCCGACGGTGTAGTTGCGATTGGTGATGCGGCCCAGGCGGGTCTGCAGCCGCTTTTCGATGAAGCCGGCAATATCGGCGGTGCTGTCCTGCAGCAGCTCCCACGGCACGGTCACCACCTTGGAGCTGTACTTGTAGACCTGCAGGCCCTTGGTGCCGAAAGCCACATCCTGGTCGGTCGCCGACTGATTCTCGGCCACCAGCTCGCCCTCTTCCGAGGTGCCGTCGCTGGTCGGGTACTGCATCGGCTCGCCGCCGGCGGTGCTGAACACGTCGGCCACCTGGCGCATGCCGCCGTAGGCCTTGAGCGATTCCAGGATCTGCTCGGCCAGCGTGGTCGGCACGGTGTAGCCGCCCTGTTCCGGGTTGACGGCCGGGTTGCCCGACATTGCCGCGTTGACCTGCTTCCAGTCCTCTGCGTTCAGGGCGCCGTCACCACCGCGTGCCCAGCGGTCGAACAGCCGCATTTCGTTGGACAGCTCCCGGCCACCACGGGTCGCCGAGGTGGAGTGCTCGCGCACGCCCTGTTCGCGCAGTGCCTCGTCGGCCGTCAGGTCCATGACCTTCTGGTGGCGCTCGATAGCCGCATCGATTCGCTCGATCTCGCCGACGTTCTCGTCGTACTTCTTCTGGTTTTCCGGGGTCCACTTGTTGCCGTCACCGGTGCTGGTGTCCAGCAGGTTGCGGGTTTCCTTTGCCAGCGCGGTACGGCGCTCCCGCTCGGCCTGAATGTTGAAGGGCATTAGCTATTTCCTCTGGTCGAAAAAAAACCGCCTTTCGGCGGTCGGAGTAACTGCGGGCGGGAGTCGCTTACGCAGCGGAGCGTTCCAGCAGCGCCAGACGGCGCGACAGGTTGGCTTTGTGGGCCGCGGCGGCTGCGCCGTCGTCGGGTTCGGTCTTGCGATTGGCCAGCGCGGCCGGAGCGTTGTCGTAGGCGGAAAGATCCCAGGTGTTGGATGCCTTCTTCTTGCCCACGATCTCCACCACCTCGTCTGCGAAGCCGTGTTCCTTGGCCTCGTCAGCCGTGAACCAGGTCTCTTCGTCCATCCACTGGACGATCTGCGCCTGATCCTTGCCGGTGCGGCGGGTGTAGTCACCAGCCAGGCCGGCATCGATCTTGGCCAGCAGCTCGCCAGTCTTGGTCATGTCTGCCTTGTTGCCGACTGTGATTGTCCACGCGTTGTGGATCATGAACCCGGCGCCTTGGCTGATCTCGACCTTGTCGCATGCCATGCAAACCCCCGTCATAGCCGAGGCGGCCAAGCCATCGATGTGGGCAATAACCGTTGCCTTGTGCTGGGCAATGGCGGTCATCATCGAACGTGCCGCGAACACGTCGCCGCCGGGCGAGTCAATGCGCAGGTGGATCACGTCCGCGTCAATGCCCGCCATGGCCTGGGCGAACATCGTTTCGTCAATGTCGCCCCACCACCCACCGATAACGCCGTGCAGGTAGATGGTTGCCTCTTTGCCGTCCGCCTCGGCGCGGATCGGCCGGGACTGGCCTGCATTGTTCTTGGCCAGCTGCAGCAGCTTAGGAATCGGCATCGTCAGGGTTCCTTTCAGGGTCGTCGCCGCTGGGCTTCGCCGGTGGCGCGGGATCTTTCGGTTTGTAAAGCTCGTCGCCACCCTCGATGGGAGGCAGGTTCTTGAGGCGGCGGACTTCGTTCACGACCATCCAGCCTGTCGTTCCGGGGCCGCCCAGCGCCTTGCTGAAGTACTCAGCCTGCGTTTTCGAGTCACCGGCCATGAACATGTCAACGTTGTGCTCAACGAAGTAGCGCGGCGTGCGGAACAGCTTGCGGTTCAGCTCGTCCTTGATCCGTTTCAGGTGCGGACCCAGCGTGTACTTCACGAAGCCGATGCCCATGCTCTCGATGCCGCTGCCCCAGCTGGTGGACTTGGTCGTCTCGCCGATCATGTGAGGCGGAACACCGAATGCGCGAGCCACGTCGATGACCTGCCATTGCCGGGACTCCAGCAGCTGCTGGTCGACGGCGGACATGGTCAGCTCCTTGATATCGAGCCCTTCCGTCAGGATCAGAGGTATGCGGCGGTTGCCCTGCGTGCCTCCGTACTTCTTGACCCAGGCATCGCGGAAGTCATCCTGCATCGCCTGGTTCATTTTGTTGGTCGCTGTGATGGCCACCTCCGGTTTACCGCCCTCGCTGAAGAACTTGCCGGCATGCTCATCCCCTTGGATGGCAATGCCGATGCCGTTCCGAGCACCCCACTGGATCACCGACATCCCGTGCACGCCGTTGAATCCGAAGCCGGGGAAATGGAGCACGTCGTCCTGGTCAACGGTGAAGTACCCGTCCACGTCGTGGAACGTGTACTGCAGGCGCGTCGGTTCACGTGGGCTGGTCTTGTCCTGCTTGAGAATCATCACTCTGTCGCGGGGCCAGGGAATCAACCCCGTCGCCACGCCGGCGCGGTTGCGCGTCATATACGCGACGCCATCACCGCGCAGCAGCATTTGGCCGACGATGAACTCCCAGCCGGTGGCGCTTGACCAACCGGAGGAGAACTGTTCGTTCAGCAGCCACCAGTAGTCGTGCTCAGCCCGCTTGCGGTGCCCATCCACCCGCTCGAAGACAGGCAGCGGTAGCTGCGCTATCGCACCTGCCAGCAACGAAACGGCGGCGAACACCGCAGAGACCCGCATCGCAGATTCCGGGCTGACCACCGCTCCAGAGGCGGTCGTCGGGTTCCCGAACACCTCGAACATTGCCGGGCTGGAGGATTGGATCACCTCGCCGTCGACCAGGTTGCTGATCGTCGGCTCGATACGGTCGCGGGCATCAGCCCGCCGGTTCTTCTCGAATAGTCCGAACATCAGTCGATCACCACGAAGCCTTGTTGGGTTGTGCCGGTGTCCCGCGCCTGCATGGCGCGGCCCATGGCCATGATTAGCGCCACCGCGCCGTCGATCTTGCTCTCCATCTTTTCCTTGCGCGGGTAGACGTGCTCCTTCGCGTCCAGGCGCGCAACCACGTTGCCCATCATCCATGTCATCGCCGCGTTGCCGTCGTGCCACAAGCGACGTGAGAGGATCAGCGCTTCCACTTCCTTCATCGGCTCTGACAGATTGCGCACGGACTGTGCCATCTCGACCACCGGCAGGCTTTCCTGCTCCAGCCTCGTCATGAGGTACGCCGCCTGGGCCGGATCGAACGCGATATCCCGAACGTCGATGCCCCGCGCGGCAAGCTCCTTCAGCTCTTCTTCGATGAAGGCGTAATCGGTCATGTTGCCGGGGGTGGACACGATCAGCTCGTCCAGCAGGAAATGCTGGTACTTCTCGTTATCCTCCACGGCCGACTCCGGCACGTAGAACCTTGGGATGACGTAGTAGCTGTCGTCCTTCTCGAACAGCATCACGACCGCGGCCACGTCCAGCTTCGAAGCCAGGTCAACGCCGACCCAGCACGGGCACCCGGCGAAGTCGTCAATCTCAAACGCCCGCTTCTGCCGCTGCCACGCCAGCATGTTCATCCACGCGAGCTTGGCCCCCACCCAGTCGTTCAAGTGCTTGGTGCGGAAAGCGCTCTGCTTGCTCGCTGACCGCTTTGCCTTGGCCAGCTGATCGAGCAGGAACTGCTCGAACACAGACACGCCGTAGTTGGGGTTAGCTTTGCGCAGGCTCGCCGGGTCGTCCCAACGGTCGCCCTCATCGATGCAGTAGATCGCGGCGAAAACCGTTTCGTCGGTGACCTCGCCGCGCAGGATGCGTATCGCATCGCCCCGCATTTCGAAGCAAGGGCCGGATAGATTGGTGCCGGCTGTGGTGATGATCGACAGCAGGGGCTGCTCGCGCGCGCCCATGCCCGTTTCCATCGCATCGACCATGTGGTCGTCGTCGTGCTCGTGGTACTCGTCCACGAGCGCAGCATGCGGGCTCGAACCGTCGCCCGGCTTGCCGATCATCGTCTCGAACTTCGACATGTCCTCCATGACGAAGAGCGGGCCGGGGTTCTTCGGGTTGCCAGCCTGCTCAATGCCGAAGCGCGAGCGTAGCGCCGGCAGTTTCTGGACCATCTGCCAGGCCGGCCGAAACACCTCGAAGGCCTGTTTCTCGCTGGTGGCGCCTGAGTAGACCTCGGCCCCTGCCTCGCCGTCTGCGCAGAACAAGTAAAGGCCACGGGCAGCCAGGCGAAGCGACTTGCCGTTTTTGCGCGGGATCTCCTCGTAGGCACGTCGGAAGCGCCGATGCCCCGTCTTCTTGTGGACCCAGCCGAACAAATTGCACTCAATGAAGCGCTGCCAGGGCTCAAGCACCAGCAGCCGTTTCTGCGCCGCCCACTTTCCCTTGGTGTGCGGCATCTTCTCCATGAAGCGCACCGCACGGTCTGCCTTCTCGGCGTCGTACTTGTAGGGCCAGTCGGCCCCCTTTCGCTTCAGGTCATCGAGGAACCGCTGGCAGGCCAACCGGATGAACTCGTTGGCAATGATCTTTCCCGCCGTCACGCCCTTGGCGTAGGCCTTGGCTGATTCGGTGGGGGTCATGGATCAGAACTCGTCGAATGGGTTGCCCTCCGGGGTCTTCTCGGTCCCCAGCTTCTGACGGTCCGCCGGGGTCAGGCCCAAGCGCGCCAGGCAGCCGATCAGGTGGGAGTACTTGGCCGCGACGAACTCGCCGCGATTGGCGCGGAACTCGGAAAGCAGCGATGACGCCACTTCCATGATGAAACGGTCGGCGCTGGTGAGGACGCCCGGCAGGGCGCAGTTCTCCAGCTCTTTCCAGACCACTGAGACCTCTTCGGGCAGATGGCCGGGCACCTTGCCCAGCGCCTTCCCCGTCTTTGGCGCCTCGGTCTTGTAGCGCTGTGGGTTGCGCTTATCCGCCCCCTTGAGCTTGGCCAGCTCGGCGGGCTGCTTGTGCCTGGCCATCGCCGGTCAGCTCCAAATCTGAAATTCAAATTCTGTGGACGCGCGAAGAAAGGGGGGCGCGCGTATCGTCGCGAGAGGGCGCCGAACTTTGACCCTCCCCCCGTTCAAATGTTAATATTTCGTTAATTTGCGTGATTGTGCACGTTCCACGCTCGTGGAACAATCAATCCCGCGCTCCTCGGCCGAATCCGCCGTTCTCCAGAGCTGTTTTCGTGCTGTGGCACGGCCGGCACAGGGGCTGCAGGTTGCTGTCGGCGTTGTTGGCATCGTCCCCGTCGATGTGGTCGACCTCAGTGGCTGCCCGCACCCTTCCCTGCTCCGCGCAGCACCTGCACAGCGGCTCACGGGCCAGCACCACCGCTCGGATCCGCCTCCAGAGCGCTGAGTTCGTTGGCAGCGCGCGGCGGGCCTGCCTCTTGCGCACCTGGGCGCTGGTTTCTTTGTAGGGACGCCAACCTGCCGCTCGGTGCTGCGGTGGCCTGACAGGCATCAGTACGGGTTCCCGTCCAAGTCCACGCGCGCAGGCTCGGCACCTTCGTCCGGAACCGGTGTGCCAGCCTCCTCCCCCAACAGCTGCGCGACAGCTTGGACCAGCATGCCGACATGCGCCGACAGCTCCGCGATCTGCTCGCCCTGCTGCTCGATGACCCCGACCAGACGGTCAATGCGAGCGTCTGTGCTGCCATCGATGCGCGCGGCCAAGGCGGCGTCGGCGGCTGCGCGCGCAGCTTGCTCGGCGGCCAGTTCTGCCGCCATCGCTTCAATCCGTGCAACGTCCATCAGCAACCCTCGTTGTTCGAAGTACCAAGCCGCGGCGTATCCACCGCTCGACCCGATCCCAGTCCGGTTCCATGCCCGTCGTCCTGGCAAACCACACCACCGCGGCCAAGTAGCACCGCAGCCACCAGCGCATGCGGACGGTAGCCGTCACTGCTCCAGCCATCAGAACTCCTCCACTGCCCAGCCGCCGCCGTCCCGCTTGGCCTTGACCTTCACCGCGATGAAGCGGAACGGATACATTGACGCGGCGATCTTGATCTTGGCCCTTGCATCGTCCTGCCAATGGCCCTTCACCTCGTGGCACTCCATGACGCCGTCGGCTGCCATGACCGCAAAGTCCGGGGTGTAGAACGTGTTGTCCGCCAGACGTAGCTTCAGGCCCTCGAAGCGGTGCCATTGGATTTCGCCGGCAGCCTGCAACGCGGTCAGCCGCGAGGCATACGCCGCCTCGGTCTTGTTCATCTCGCCGGCCTTCAACCGGCCCAGCGCCAGCATCCGGCCGTTCATTGCGTCACCGGCTGCCGGTCAGCAGCGATCACCGCTTGGCAGGCTCGGACATGGTCTTCGGCGTCGGTGACGATTCGAACAGCAGCTCCGACAACCTCTGGACGTAGTTCGGCGCGCGCATCACGTTCGACGGCGCCGGCGGCAGCTTCGGACAGGCGAGCGGTGTGGCAGGTGGCGAGGTCGTCGCGCAGGCGGAGATTGCCGCTGCGCAGGCCAGCCACAACAGCAGCAGGGACGGCCTCGGCCGCAGTCCGGTCTTCTTCATGCTTGGCTCCAATGTCGGCCAGCTGCAGGGCTTTGCTCTGCTCGGTGGCGCGAGTCTTATTCACCTGGTCGGCGATTGCCTCAGCGCCGGCCGCGCGTTGCTGGGCGGCTACACCCTCAGATCGGTCACCGCGCCATGACCAGCCAGCGCCGAACATGGCTGCGGACCAAACGACGAATGCGACGATGGCGATGACGATGCGATTCACGACCGCCCCTCGCACATCCGACGCTCAGCCGCTCGACGGTCCACCAGGCCCTGCACGCGCTTCCCACCTGCATAGACCCACCGGTCCAGCTCTGTGCACCAGGCTGAGGCCGGTCGCCCGCTGTTGATCTTGCGCACCAGCGAAGAGCCACAGGCTGCGGTGGTCCCCACGTTGTAGGACCAGCTCAGCAGTGCTGCCCACTCGTGCTGTTCCAGCGGGACATGGATGCAGGCTTGTATGCCGCTGAGGTACTCGCCCAGGCGGCTGTTGAGCCGCGCAGCACACTCCGCCTCGGTGTAGTACGCCTGGTCCGGCTTGTCCGTATCGCCGTAGCAGTACGTCGCAACACCGACCATGTCGATGTAGGGCGTCGGTGCATAGCCCTCGCGCGGCTTGACCAGCACAGCGGCGGACAGGGCAATAACGGCTGCGGCAGTTCCGCCGATGATTTTCGCCTTCATGCCTGCGCCCTCTGCCGCCACTCGCGGACCCAGCGCCACCCGAGGTAAGCGATCTGGCCAACGAGATAGACGATGGTCAACACCACCACCACGCGGTCTAGATCCGCGCCCGCAGCGACGGCGCCGGCGACGGTTACCGGCGGTGCGGCTTTGGCCACGGCACCGGCCGCAGTGCTGATGATCTCGTCCTTCATGGTGGCCCCGTGACTTGTCCGGTTCGGCATAAGCCCCTCCCGGTTGATGGGTGCCCGCCCCTAGCGCCGGCTGGGCACGAGAGTTTGTCCGGCTGGGACGCGGGCAAAGAAAAAGCCCCGGCTGGGCCGGGGCTTGCGATTGGATGGTGGCAAGATTGCCGCGTATTTCGATGACCTAGGAAGTCATCGTTACGCCGTCATCGTGAGCGCCTTGCTGAACTGCCGTGCAGCGCGCGCCTCGGCCGCGCGGAAGTTTGCAAGCATCCACTCATAGACCGGCCGCCAGAACCGGCTGTAGGCCGACCAATCCGCACCGATGGCGCCGGCGCGCTTTCGGCCACTCAGAGGCTCGCAGCCACTTCCGCCGCAATCCCCGCAGTTCACTACACCTGTGCCCGACGGATCTGGAACAACCTTTCTGCCGCCGCATCGATCGCACTCGCATGCGCCGACCATCTCCGCGATCACCGCCCCAGCCAGAACCCCAAGCTGCTCCATCGTGTTGTTAGGCCATGCCGCAGCGCGCGCATCATCCAGCGCCTTCTCTGCTCGGCGCAGCTCGCGTCGCTGTGCATCGGTGACCGTCCCGCCGCACCAGCCCATGCTGGCCTTGGCGATGCCGAAGTGCGTGCGAGCGTCGGCCAGTTCGTGCATCTGGCGGGTGAACTCCGGTGCTACCAAAGCGATGACGGCTTGGCGCAGCTGTTCGCGCCGGCGCTGACCACTCTCGGGCCACCACATTGCCTGCAGCAGCTCATGCCCCAGCCCGTGCGGCACATACGCCAGTGCAGCCACGATCTCCTGGGTAGTCGGGCCGCCAGCGCTGCCGTCGAAACTCATGGTCTTTGGGCCCGTCCGGCTGGACAGCAGTTCCCGTGCATTGTTCATTCGCATGCGCCTTCCCCTTGGTGGTTTGCTCGTGCAGCGCGCGGTCGCGCCGGCTTATTGGTTGCGTTCATCAGGCCGCCGCGGGGCCAGCCGGCTCGGCCGCGTAGTGCGTGATCTTCGGGTTGTCCCCGCGCCAGCTGCCGAACACCGGCCGCTTGCTCACCGAGTCCCACAGCATCAGCCGCCGGCCGTCCTGCGGTGCTTCGGCAATCGGCCTCCAGTGCGTGACCAAGGCAGTGCGGATCGCACTGAGAGCGGCGGCGGTTGGGACGATTCCCAGTTGTGGGATTGAGAGATCCATCATCAACTCGGCAGTAACGCCGTCCGGTGGCAGCCTCATGGCGCCACACAACAGGCTTCGCGCGGTGAACTCGAGCGCACTCATGCTGCCTGCTCCCAGCTGGCCGGAAGGCGCTGCACCTGGCCGCCACGGGCCTCGAACTGCGCCACCGTCTCGACTTGGCCGGCCGCCAACGTGCCGGGCTTCCTTCGCTTGGGACGGGACACCGTGTTGTGGTCCATCCGCCGCTCCCTGGGCGCGATCTGAGGGTTCAACCTCGGTGCCAGTTTCTTCGTTGTCTTCATGCTGCCGCCCTCAGTTCGTTGATGTAGGTCTGCTGTGCGATCAGGTCGTCATCCGATCCGAACGCCTCGTGGAATCTCTTGGACCAATGCAGGGGTGGGCCCCAGCGGGCCACCATTTGCTTCTGCGTCATGTGTTCTTTGCGGTAGCGCTGGTGATGCCACTGGCACAGCGCATAGCCGAAGAAATGACCGCGTCGGATGTTTCCCGACTTGGCGTGGTTGTACTCGCAGCCGTACATGACGTGCTTTTTCGCCATGAGGCCTTGCGAATAGCGAACAAGACAGGCCATACAGGGCCCCTCTTTGGCCAGTTCGATGCGGGCGGCCTCTTCCTTCGTCGGCGGCGGTGCGTTCGACCACATCAGCGCAGTTCCGGAATCGGCCCGGCATACCGGGTGATCGGGATCTGCCGGCAACCATCGCGCCAAACGGTGGCCCCACGTGTGGCGTACAGCACCAGCGGCTTGACCCCGTAGCCATAGGCCAGATACCAGCCGGCCACCGCCACCGGTTCGGACACAGGGCGCACCTCCAGTTCAACGTGGTCCTGCCTCATTCCTCACCCGCCTGCAGCACGCCGTCAGCGCCCATGGCCTCAGCCTCCGATGCCGAAAGGCCCAGCTCGCGGGCAATGTCCGCCATGTGGCCCTGCACCTGCTCCCGCGTAGCTGGGGCCGTATCGCGGCGCTCCTGCTGGATCTCGCCTACCGGGGCGGCCGGCAGCTCACCGCCGCGCATCAGGTGTTCCTTCGCCTGGTCGTAGGCCTCCCGCAGCAGTCGGTCGGCGTGCTCAGCGCTGGACATGCGGTAGCGGTGACCATCGAGGTACTGCCACACCAACCGAGTGAAGCCATCCTGTCGGGCGCTATCCGCGCGCACTGCGGCGAACGAAGGAATGCCCAGGCAGCGCATGCGGAACTCAGGCAGGGTGGGCGGCCACGGATCAGCGCAGGCGATGCACGCGCTGAGGCCGCCGGCAAGCTGCTCGCCACTCAGGCCAGCAAGGCCCTTGGCCCAGGTCAGCGCAGCACCTTGGTTGGGATTGTCCCCATAGCTGCTCGTCCATCGGCTCCCATAGACCTCAGCCATGCGAACCCACAACGTGCGAGTCACCGTCGATGACAACACTGGCTTGGCCGACGCCTCGGCGATCTTGGTCGGAACGGCGCTGCTGTTCCTCTCGTTCGCCTTCGGCAGCGTGGCGCAGGACTCGTTCGGCAGCAGACTCGCGATAGCTTCCATGGGCGGCTCCAGAGGTTCGGTTGGTGTTGGGCAGGTCGCGCTCCAGCCACGCGGCTTCGAAGCCCTGCCAGTTGCGGGTGCAGCACTTCGCCAGGCACTGATCGACGGTGAAGCCCATGGCCGCGGCCAGATGCAGCTCGCGGCCGAAGGCCTCCAGCACCGTCGGCGTGACCGGGGCGCGTCGCTGGCGGCGGAGGTGGAGCCAGTCACCGAGGACTTGCGGTGCGGGCGGGTTTGGCCAGGTCGAGAAATCCAGATCCACTGCCTGAGCAGGCGGCGCGCTTGCGCGCTGCTTTCTGCTCTTAGGTTCTCTTCCTGGTTTAATTCCCGGTTCCTGTGCACGTGGTTCACCACCCCCGTGCACGTCGTTCACCACCGGGTGAACCTGATTCACTACGGGGTGGTGAACGTCGTTCACTACCAGATAGGGGTCATCCTCTGGCGCCTTCGGTGCCGCCTGGATGCCAAAGTGGAAGTTGAGGCGGTACTGGTTGGGCAGCCGGAGGTTGTCTTTGGCGCGCGGCAGAACCGTGATGTAGCCGGCCTGGGCCAGCTTGCCGATCTGGTCGATGACGGAGCGGCGGGTCAGCCCACAGTCCTCTGCCAGCGTGTCGTGGCTGGGGCGACACTGGCCGGTGTCCTTGTTGTGACGCTCAGCCAGCATCAACAGCACCAGCTTCTGAGTGCTGGTGACACGCTGGCGGGCTGCCCATGCAAATGCCTCGAAGCTCACGTCAGACCGCCATCGGATACGTCTGGCCCGGCGCAACGGCCCACCAGGTGCATGCGCTGCGGCGGCTCACCGCGCAGGGCTTCTTCGGGCCACGCCACACAAGTCCCTCTTCCGCCAGTTCTGGCAGCCGACGAGCAAGCATGTAGCGGTCGAGGTTCGTTCGCTGGGCCAGCTCATTGCTGGTCAGCCCCGACGCGAGCTTTACCGCCGCGAGCGCAACGGCCTGCTGGTCGGCCTGAAGGCCACTGTCGACAACGTGACGTGCGGCCTCGTGGCTGGTGCTGGGATCGGTGGAGCGAGCGGGATGGTTCATCGCGCTGCCCTCCCCTTGGCCGCAGCGCGCGCAATGTTGCGCTCCAGGCGGTGCGCCATCGTGCGTAGCGAGCGGACCTCGGCCAGCATGAGCCGGGCTTCGTCGCTGTCGATCTGCTGGTCCGCAATCGCCTCCAATGCGGTGCCAGACAGGGCACCCATACTGCGCTGGATCTCCAGCAGCTTGGTCTGCAGCGCTGCGATCTCGTCCGACCAGCCGCCCTCCGGTGCCGGCGGCACCACATCCACAGCCATGCCGAACTGGCCGGCCAGTGCCTGCATCCAACCCAGCGCGCGGTCCGCACCGCCCACCTGTTCCTGCATCCACTCGGTGAGCAGTTCGGCGATTTCGATGGTTACCGATTCGCCTTCAAGGCCGCGCAGCTTCGCGCGCAGCGTCTCGGGGTGCATCGACTTGCCCCGGCGCTGTGCCAGGTACGCGGCTGCAGCCTGCACACCGCCCGGCGTCTCGCGCACAGCGTTGTAGAGGGTGTCGAGCCAGCTAAGGGGGGATGTGCGACAGGTCATGAGGTCACCTTGGGAGGGACGGTTTTTCAAGGTTTCGGGCTGTGCTCGGGTGGCGCACGATGGGCGCCATGGAGATCAACAATTCAGGGACGACGGCCAGGGATGGCCTTTCAGGCGGTGTCGACCGGGCCAATGCGGTCCGCGTCGGGGTCAGCGATCACGGGCGCCCGGGACGGCAGCGGCTCTTCGATGCCGAGCAAGCGAAGCACCTGCGGAATGCTGGGCACCTGGCCCTCTTCCGCCCACGCTTCAACCTGCTCCACCGGCAGCTTCAACAGCTTGGCCAACTGCTTGTCGGTGCTCAGGCCCAGCTTCGCGCGCAGCGCGCGCTTGCTGATCCGGCCGGCAGCCGGCAGCGTCGCTGGGGCCGAGCACTCAGCCTCGACTCGTTTCGCGTACAGCTTCAACAGCGCCAGAGCAGCGGCCGCGCGGGGCGACTGTGAGCGCCCAGACGCTAGATCACCCACCGTCGATCCGGCCGAGCCAATTGCCTCGCCGATCTGGGCATACGTCATGCCCCCCGACTGAAGCTCCCCGATGATGCACGCCCATGATTTGTCCATACCGGCCACACTACGGTATTCCGTAGCATCCAGTCAACGGCATTCCGTTACGGCATTCCGTTTCAATACCAAAATGGAAACCATTGGCAGCAGAATTCGCGCCGAGCGCGAGGCGCAGGGGATCAGCCGTAACGAACTGGCAAAGTTCGCCGGCATTGCCTCTACCACCCTTTCCAACCTTGAACTCGGCCTGTCAAAGTCCAGCACGGCGTTGCACAAGATCGCCGCCCGCCTGGGGGTCCACACGGATTGGCTGGAAACCGGCAAGGGTTCAAAGGCCGCTGAGGATCGTTCAGTCGCAACGTTCTCGGAGACTGAGACGCACCCGGGCTATGTTCGCTTCGACTTGTTCGAAGGGGGTGCGGGTATGGGCGTGGGGATGGTCAATCAGGACTACCCAGAGGTAGTGAAGACCATCGAGGTCGCCGAATGGGAAGTGCGCAGGAAGCTCGGCTATCTGCCCCAGCCTGGCCGTATCCAGATCATTACTGGCCGAGGGCCGTCTATGCGGCCCAAGCTCGAAGACGGCGATATCGTCTGGATCGACACGAGCTGCAATTACTTCGACGGCGATGACTACTACCTCATCAACATAGGTGGCGAAACGCAGATCAAGATGCTGCAGAAGCGTGGCGATGGGCTCTACGTGGTCAGTGTCAACACGGACTTCCCTGCCTATCGGCCAGATCCTGGCGACGTGAGCATTCTCGGCAAGGCATTGATCCACGCAGGTCTGCGAAAGTTCTAAGTAGCGTCCCAAATTGGGACATAGACCAAGCCCCGCTTTGCGGGGCTTTTTCGTTCCAAAGGCCGCGCCCAAAGACCCAAGATGAACCGAATTCCGTACATTCAGAATAATCTACGGAATTCCGTTTGACAGGATGATACGGAATTCCGTAGTCTCTCCCTGCCGCCGACACCGCCCCATCCCGGGGCGCGGCGCAGGAGATCACACATGGCCCGCCTATCTCTCGGTGCCTTCAAAGACCTGAAGCCCGCTGCCACACCGTTGCCCGACTTGGGCGTCGTCACCGTCACTATCGGCTGCGCAAGCATCCTCTTGGACGCGGCCGAGACTGACCAGCTGGCTGCCGAACTGCAACGCGCTGCCCAGCAGCTGCGCGGCGAAAGCCAGGACGCCGCAGCATGAGCGCCGTCATCGCCAACCACTCCCCCGTGCAGCGCGCGGCAGCCGCCGCCGACATCGTGCGCCGCGCCGCTGGACGCTGGGGCGTGCGCCCCGAACTGCTTCGCTACGTGGCCGGTCACGCAGCCGCCGGCGTCCTCCTGCACGGCCAGAGCGTTGCGGGTGCAGTTGCCGCCGCGCGCCTCGATGCGCGCGGCCAAGGCGGTGCTGCATGAGCGCCCCTTCCAAGATCGCGGCAATCCGCCACGCCGTGAGCGCGCTTCATGGCGCTGCTGACGACGGCGCAGACACCCGCCGCTACGCCGACGCGCTGCAGGAAGCTGCCGAGGCCATTGATGCGCTGGTTGCGGCCGATGAGGACTACGACCAAGCGCGAGACCGGTGGCTCAACTCGCCGAGCGATCACGAATCGTTCGAGGCAGCGCGGGAAGCTTGGGCGCGGCGCGCCACTGCCCTCGCCCGCGTCAAAGGCGGTGCCGCATGAGTCGTCAGTATCGCGACGATCACCCCGATCTGGACACTCGTCTCTCGGCGCTGGAAGGCGCGGCAATGGACGCGTTTGACGCCGGCTGGAACGCATACCCGCCAGGTGCGCGCTGCATCGTCCGCTCGCAACGCTATGGCCACCCACCAGTCGAACGGGAGGCGTTGATCGTTAGCACCACGGTCCACCTGCACCTCAGCTGCAACGGAAAGCCGTGGGCGTCGATCAATGTGCGCACAAAGAACCTGAAAACCGGCAAGTACCGAGTGTTCTACCCATCGGTCGAAGTCGCCGGCAAGCCCAGCGTTCGTGTTGAAGGCGGCCAGACATGACTGACCCCGATTTCATCGCCGCCATGGCCGTAGGCATCCCGCCCATCACCCCGCCCGCCGCACCGGCCCCGATCTGGATCGGCGTCGACCTGGCCAACGGCACCGACATGCACGTCGAAGCCAGCATCGCCGCCGACGGCACGTTCCACGTCATGCCCAAGGAGCAGAGCAATGGATAAGCCCACCTACAGCTGGTCCTTCGATGAAGAGACCTACCACGGGGAATTCGGTTCCATTGACGGGGCCATCGAGGCAGCGTTCGCCCACGACAAGCGTGCCTCCGCCGACCCCAGCGATTGGCGCCAGGGAGTCCACATCGGCGAGAGCGAACCGTTCTATCCGGCCAGCCACCTGGACGCGGATGCGTTCATCGACTGGGCGCAGACACAGATGTACGACGAGCTGGGCGAAGCATCGGAGGACTTTCTGGGCTCGGTCACCGACCTGCAGCAGCAGGAACTGGTCAACTTCCTCGCGGACTGGCTGGGCCGCGCCGACGCCGGCAGCCACTACTGGAAGATCGTCAACAGCAACTTCCACCGCTTCGCCGATTACGGCCTTGCCCGGGAGGCCGAGTAATGCGCCACCTGGCCCTGCCCTTCTACTGCGCCGCCATCGTCTTGCTGCTGCTGGCGCTGCTGGCGCGCGCCATCTACACCGGCGCCGCCTCGTTCCTCCTGCCCTTCGCCGCAGGCGTCGTCTTCTTCGCCTGGTGCGGCGTGCGCGACCTAGTGCGGAACTGGCCAGCGTTCCGCGAGGAAATGCGGCAGCGCGCGGCAGAGCGACAGCGCGCGCCAATGCCCGCAGACGACACCCACTGAGCAACCGCCCGCCCGAGCAACCGGGCTCCGCGCCGGCCGGACTTCCACACGTCGGCTACCCACTTCCGCCATTGATCGAGAGCAGCCATGACCGCTTCCGTCGTTGTCGATTTCTCCAAAGAACCCAAGTTCCCCAAGAAGCCCACCGGCGAAGCGCCGAAAGTCGAGCTGGTGCGCGAACAGTTGGCCACCTACGTCGAGGGCTACCAGCTGGCTCGGAAGACCGCACCGGCTCGCATCGTGCTGCAGGCCAGCGACTTCAAGCACTGCCTGCGCCGGATCCTCGCCCGCATGCAGAAGCCGCACCGCGACAAGGCTAAGGCCGCATGGCAGGAACGTCGCAAGGCCGGCTCGCAGGAGAAGTGGCGCGACGCCAAGCCCGAACCAATCACCGCCGCTGACTTGACCTGGGCCGGCATCCCCATCGAAAGCGTCGGCTACAGCCGTCACCGCGCCGTCGACAAGTCCTGATCTGGAGATCCCATGTTCTTTCGCAACCTGACCATGTTCCGCTTCCCCGTCGCCACCGACTTCTCCGAGATCGCGACCCTGCTGCCGGCTGCCGCGCTCAAGCCGGTTGGCGCCCTCGAACTGTCCTCGCGTGGTTTCATTTCCCCCTTCGGCCGCGAAGAGACGGAACAGCTGTTCCACGGCATCGGCGACTGGCTGTGGCTCACCGTTGGCGGCCAGGACAAGATCCTGCCAGCCTCGGTCATCGCCGACCGACTGGAAGAGAAGTTGGCGGCCATTGAGGCCGCCGAAGGTCGCAGGCCCGGTGCGCGCGAGCGCAAGCGGATCAAGGACGACCTGATCCACGAACTGCTGCCGTCTGCCATGGTGAAGTCGAGCCGCAGTGATGTGTTTCTGGACACCGTTCGCGGGGTCGCGTTCGTGGACACCAGCAGTCGCAAGGCCGGCGAATACGTCATGTCCGACATTCGCGGCCTCTTGGGCAGCTTCCCGGCCATGCCACTGAACGCGGAGCGGGCGCCACGCTCGATCCTGACGGGCTGGGTTGCCGGCGAGCCGCTGCCGACAGGCCTCTCCCTCGGGGAAGAATGCAAGCTCGAGGACCCCATTGCGGGCGGCGCCATCGGCCGCTTCCAGCATCAGGAACTGCGCTGCGACGAGATCGACAAGCACCTGGACGCCGGTAAGCAGGCCACCCAACTGGCGCTGATCCTCGAAGACTCGGTTGCCTTCGTCCTGGGCGACGACATGGTCGTCCGCAAGCTGCGCTTCCTCGACGGCGCTCTCGACAAGCTCGATGGATCCGACGATGACGGTCGCCGCGCCGAATTCGATGCTCGATTTGCGCTGCAGATCGGCGAGCTGGGCCGCGTGTTCGACGTGATCGCCGACGCATTCCACATCAGCTCTGCCGACTGAGGGCCGCGACCATGACCACCGACAACACCCCCGCCACCCTGGCGACCGCGAAGCACGGCGGATGCGTGCAGTTGGCAACTGTGCCGTATGACCGCGCACGCGAACAGATCGGCGACGCGTACAACGCCGGCACGCACGGAATCGGCTACAGCCAGCAGATCATGGAACTGCACGACGCAGTATTCGCCGGCCAGCCCTCCCCGGGTGGTCAGGGAGATGCGCGTTCGCAGTTTGAGGAGTATCGCGGCGGTGATTGCGAGCGTGATGCGCAGGGCTACTACACGAATGCGCGCACTGCGCAGGATTGGGCCATTTGGCAAGCCGCCCTCGCCGCCCGTCAGCCGGTGGGGGAGCAGCCCGCGATATGGGTCAGTCCCCGCCAGCTGGCGGTTCATAAGGACCGCGTGCCTGGAGACGGCGGCGCCTACCTACCGGCGCGTCTTACGAAGGATGGCCAGTTCACAAAACCGCTCTACGCCACCCCGCCCGCACAGGCCGTGGACCTGGGTGCGCGCCCGATAGAAACGGCACCGCGTGACGGAACCATGGTTCGCCTGCTGGTGCTGTTTGAAGAACACGCCACTGAGGACACCGCCGAATCGGCGTGGACCATCGGCGTGTGCAACGACGACCACGTGGGCGAGGATCAAAGGATCGGCTGGCAGTTCGCCGGCTGGTGTTGGACGCACGACCACTTCACTGAAGGCAAGGGCACGCCGGTTGGCTGGCTTCCGCTTATCGACAGCCAGGCGGTGCGCAATGACTGAGCGCGAACAGTGCTGCCCGAAGTGCAAGGGCACCAGCGGTTATCGCTACTTTGAGACGGCCGCCACCGGCATGAGCGCTTTTGGCTGGAGCATTAATGACGTTCCGGAAGCGGACGGCACCTATGGACGCCATTTCGGCCCGTCTCTCTACGAGTGCCTGGACTGCGGGCACAAGCTGCGCGAAGCGACCGTGCTGGCGATTCGTGGGGTGGCCCATGGCTGACCAGCTGCTCACCGCTGACGCCCTACAAGCCGACTCTACGACGAGCTGCATCACTGAGTCGACGAAACGCTGGCCTGGTCACTTCCATTCAACTATCGACGTTCGCGGCCTGCAATGTGGCCGGATCTTTGCTGATGCCCAGTCGATTGACGGCTGCAATACCTTCAAGCTCGACAACGCGCAGATCCTCAATGATCCAAGGGATAGTTGCTCGCAGGGCTCTGAAACCAACTCGCAACTCATCCTGGGTCTCGGTTCCATCCCTGTGCTTGTCTCCGCTTTGCAAGAGCTCAAACATCCCTATCGCGCGCACAAAGCAGGCCGCTGTCTTCCGGTCGAGGTAGTGAAGTCGATCCCGCACACTCTCCCTCGATGGGAAAGACAGTTTGTTCAACCGACCAAAGATTCGGCCCTGGAAAACTTTGTCCGTAACGAAGGCGGCTTCGCTGTTCTCTTGACTGAGGAGGCCAAGGAGGTGGCTAAGCAGGCCTGCGTTACTCGACACCTCGGCAGTGATCTGAACGAGCACGAGCAGTCGCTCGGATTCTTCGCGATATGCCTGTTTTTCTGCCTGAAATCCAGCAATTTCAACTGCAGCAGCACTGGCGCGGTTGGCGGCCATCCCGAGCCTGTAAGTGACGACACCCAGGATTGCAGTGGTCACAACAGCAGCGACTCCTGCTGCAACCGCCCATGCCTCCCATTCCGGAACGCAGGTCTTCCCCAACCACCAACACTGGCTAAGCGCATTAACCATGCTCATCCCCTGATCCCCCTGTGGACTGGCCGGCATTCTGCCACGCCCACGCGGTCGAAGGAGATCTGCCATGGCTGACCAGACGTTCACGCCCACACAGGCGATCCACATCGCTCGGGTGTTCCTGAGCGAGTGCCGGGCGCGCCGGAAACGACACGGCTTCTGGTTCGCCTTCAGCGCTGCACAGCGCGCGCGTCAGCGTGCCAAGCCCCAGCAACTGCCACCGGCAGCGCCTCCACTGCCGGCCCAACTGGACCTGTTCGCATGACCGCTACATCGTTTCCCAGCCTACCTGCCGCAGTAGTCGATGCCACCAAGGCATCCTCGCCGGTCGCCGCGGTGGTCGCCGCCATGCGTCGGATCGATCCGGCTGGCGGCCCTGTGGCAGCTGACCAGGTTCGCGCCTGGGCCAACACCCTGATGGCCGAGCTTTACTCGGCTCACGTCGCACGCTGGGAGTACCGCCACGCGGACGACTTCGCGCCGGGCTGCTGGGCCGAAGCGAACGCCGAACAGGTTTACTACGGCCCGCAGCGTGGCCTGTTCATTCGCGCTCTGTTCGAAAAGCCGCGCGTGCCGCAGCCGGAGAAGGAACACGTGTTCCAGAACCGCACCTGCACCGTGTGTGGCGACCCCGAAGACTGGGCCGGCCCTGACTGCATGCCGCCGGCGCCGCCGGTAGATCCGCGCAGCCGGCTTCCGTTCGACCCGCGCTGGATGCTGCAGCCGCTGCAGTGGCTGCGTGACGCCGGCCCGGTTGCCCTGAACCGTTTCGACCGGGAACACCGGTCCAAGCAAGCCGCTTTCCTGCTGGAAAAGCTGGAAGCCCACATTACGGAGTGCGAAAAGCCATGACTCAGAAGCAGATCAGCCATCCCGAAGGCCTGCCCAACTGCGCCGCTGGGCATCGCGCGCGCCACATCCACGACGAGCGCCGCGCGAGCGCCGGTGGTGGCCACCTGGTCGAATGCTGCTGCAGATCCACCAGCAAGACGGCGGACGCCGATGCAGCGCTGGCCGAATGGCGTCGGATAAACCGGCCGGCACGGCCCCCTCGTGCCGTGCCGACCTCGCCCGACAACGTCGTGCAGTTCAAGCTGGGGTTGGGCGAACAGTCGCCGCAGCAACAGCGCGCGCTAGGAGGTCGCCATGGGCGCAGCTGAAAAGCTCGCCGGGTCCCCGACCATCGGAGCGGTGATCTTTGAAGGCATCACCGTCACCGACGGTGATGGTATGCCGGCACAGCTCGCCGTTGTCGATCATCGAGGCCGCATTATCGCCGTTGGACCGCAAGTCGCTGCCGCAGCATGGCAAGCCTCAGTTGAGGCCTATCGCAACCATCTGAAAGGCCTTGGCCACCTCCGGGCGCTCAAGCGTCCGGAGTGATTGCTTAACGCCGGCGCTGCTTCAGAAACGCATGGACGCTCGGTGTGATTTCGTCTAGGTAGGAATCCACGCCGCAATCTTGCTCCGCAATGGGGATCTGCTGACTCAAACGCTCAGCCCAATCCCGCTGCTGCTCTGGATTTCCACCATCCCACGCCAAGTGCGCCGCGTTCACGGCCTCCAAGAGATCGGGTAGGGACGCGTCCGCAAAGCGGAATTTAAGCTGGTCCGTGCGGACGACGTACCGGACCACCATCGGCGAAACGCGCCCAGTGGCCATCAGCAGCATTGGATCCGCAATGGATCCAAGCTGATTGAAAGTCATAGCCAAGACTTCTTCGTACTTGTACTGCGCATAGACGCTCATGCCAGCACCTCATCCGCGGCAGGCACTACCTTTGCCTTTCTGGGCTTTGTTTTCTTCTTCGCCGGCGACTTCGCCAAGCCCCTACGCCGGTTAACCGACGCCGCGAGCGCCCTTAGCTTCTTCGACCTTTCCTCATATATTTCCGAGAGAACGTGCTCAAGCATGTCATACGCAAGCATGACATCTGCAGTGGAAGCCTTATCTCCGTCATGGCTCCCCACATTTCCAAGCCATTTCACGGCGACCAACATCTCCCGTTGATCTTTGTACTTTTCAGGCAGAAGTTGGATCCTCTGATGGAGCGGAATAGACCTCTTTTTGCCGTTCCCAATACTGAATCGCTTCACCCCCAACGAAGTCATGAGTGCCTCGAGCGCGGTACGCGCCGAGTTCAACGCGGCACTCGGGTTCGCATACACCGATGCGAACGACTCGCAGAGATACTCGACGACCTTTGGCGGACAACTCTCAGGCAAGTCCATCAGCTTCAACGCCGGGTGGAAGAATTGAGGCGTGTACCACTCTTCAATGTCTTGAGCCCAATCGCCATCGTCATCTATGTAGTCGTTGGACTCCACCGATCCAGAGCCGCTGCATGCGACAGGTTGCTTGCATTTTTCATTGCTGCAATGAAAAACACACGAGAATACCAACCTAATCCAATCAAGATCCCAAGCATCATGATCGTGATCCCTACGACTCTCTGCATTTTCCTTTGAAATCAGCGAGTCCTTTCCCAGCGTCAAACGCCCTTCCCTGCAGACCGGGCAAGCCCAGGCGGGCACATGGCTTACACTGAAATTGAGTTGATAAGGAGTTCGTTCCATAGCGTCCTTGCCTCGCATTGCGAAATATGAAGGTGCCCTAAGCTCACAAAGCTGTATGGGCTGATTCTAGATCCTATCGGACCGCATCCTTCACCGCAATTAGCTGCCTGTCTTTCCTCGAGCCTCAATCTCTCGCCCAATGAGTTACAGGACAGTTGCCGCCGCCAATTTGAACAGGATCATCAAAGTATAGATTTGAACACCTTTGGGCAGCCAAGGCTGACGAAGCCGACTTTGGGGTTCAGCTGGGACATGGAATCGCGGGACTCTGGGGGCCTGGGCCCCTGCCGGCATGGCAGGGGGACCTGGGGGCCGGGGCCTGAAAGGGCGCCAGTATACCGGGGTTGGGCCACGGTCCCTGAACTGCCGCGACAGTCCCTTCTCCGCCCCATGTCGAGCTTTCAGGGCAAGGCGACGGGCAATTCGTCCACTTCCACCGGCTCGAACCGGTATAGAGCGCCGAACTTCAGGGCATAGGCATCGGCCGGCGCTACCGGAATCACCATCTGCGGCAGAACCGCCTCCCCCTCCGCACGGAAGTGCAGGTTGACCACGCCGGGCTGCTCCACGGCGCGGGTAAGCAGGACTAGTCGGGCATTGAATTTCATGAGAACTCCAGGAAAAAAAGCGGCCGCTTTCACCGGCGGCCGATACGGTTGAAACCCGCGGTGCCTGCCGACCCTGGCAGGCACCGTGTCACCACACACCCATACGCACGCGCAGGCGTCCGGCCTCGTCGAAGACACGCCAGTTGCCATCGCTGTACTCGGTACGCCGGCCGCCGCCCGGTGCGCTGACGCTGAACGCATCGGCCACCACGTCGAAGCGCGAGACCTGTCCATTCGACGCCAGCTGCACGCCCCCCACCCTGCCGTCGGCGCGGACATTGACCGACCACTGCGCGGATGACTCGGTGCCACCGGCCGACCAGGTCGGCGGCGTGGTTGCTGCCGCATCCACCTGGCTGAGCATCGGGCGGAACATCCAGAAATAAGGCGTGTCCTCACCGGTACCGATCACGATGACGCGGAAGCGCGCGGATGCCGTATTAGCGGGCGCCTGCGTTATCAGGAATGGCCGCGACACCCTGTCCAGCGTGATTGGGATTCCCGTGTTGTTGCGGACGCCCGGACTGTGTACAAGCCCAAGGTGGTTACCGGACGCATCGAAGAACGTCAGCTCCAGCTTGACCTCCACTCGATGGGCATTGATCCATGCAGAGGCGCAGTACGTCTTGCCACCCTCGATGGCGATGTCGTACTCGGTACCCCACCAAGCCATCGCACCAGCGGCCAGAACACCACCCGTGACAGATCCCAGGCCGAATATGCCCTTCGGATGCCAATTGTCATCACCGGTGGGATTGCCCAGCTCGGACCAGCGTGCGCCGGGATTGCTTCCCCAGCCCCAACCCGAGCGCTGCCAGAACGGGAAGGTGGTGTTCATCAGCAGGTTGCCGCCCGAACCGAGGTTCTTGACCTGCGCCTGCATGCTGGTCACCACGGCAGCATCCGCCTTGCCGCCCAACGATGCCTGCACGCCATCCACGCGCCCGGACAGCGCCGTCATCTGCGTTCCCTGCTGACTCACTTGGCTTTTCAGCTGCGAGAAGCCGCTGGCCGATACATCCCCCACCTGGGTCTTGAGCTGGGTCAGGTCACGTGCGGTGGTGTCCAGCTTGCTGCCCTGCTGCGCAACGGACGTGCTGAGCCCGCTGATCGCCGAGGCATTGGCATCATTGGCCAACTGATCGGTGATGTCGTACACCTGCACGCTGTCCACACGTACCTGGCCATTGTCCGGATAGGCGTACACATTCAACCGCCACGCATCGATGCCGCTGTTGAACGCATCGAAATCGAACGTGCGGGTCTCGAATGCCGCCACCGCGAACACGGCACGCAGGTCCTGGTTGGACTGCTGGCCGGCGACGCTCCTGCGATACATCCGCACCATCAGATTGTTCGCCCCACCTGCGCCGCAGGCACGTACAACCACGCGCAATCGACGTGCACCGTTGATCGGCACCCACTTGCCGCCATTGGGCTGCAGGGTTGGATTCACACTGGTATATCGATTGAGCAGCACGCCTGGACGGCCATCGCCATTGACCGTGCTCCACACTGCACCGTTGGCGGCCGCCGTTGCGGTCCATCCTCCCAGGCCCTCTGCGAAGTCGGGATTGGGCAGCAGACCGCTGCCGGTGTTGAGTACGCCCTTCAGCCCGCTGGACAGATCGGTGAGCTGCTGTGCCTGCGCATCGACCTTCGCCCCCTGCTGATCCACCTTCGTGGTCAGCGCAGTCACCGCCGTTGCGTTGGCAGCGGCGCTCTGCTGGGCAGCGTAGGCATCGGTGACATCGATCATGCGGATGTCATCAACCTGGACGCGCACCCCCACTTCCCGTGCGCCGTTTCCACCCGGGATGCTGACGAGCATCCGCCACTTCGCGGCAGAGACCGCCGTATTCATGTAGCCGCTGACCTTGGTCCACCCATCCTTGCGCAGGGAGGCAAGGGCGTAGGCCTGCAATGGCCACGAGCTTTCCGCGTTGGCTTCGTTCGTGGTCTGCCAGCCCACCCTGATGGAGCCTCCGGTCGGCTGGATGCTGTCCGGATGCAGGCGCGCGTAGTACTCCACATAGATGCGACGATTGCCGGTGATTGGGGTCCACTGGCCAACGTACATGTCCGCATTTGTGTTCGGGCTGGTGTTGGCTGCGACATTCACATCCAGGCCCCGCTCACCGGTCCGGCGCGCATCGGTGCGGGCGGTGTAGACCGTGCCCGCCGCACTACCCAGCAGTTGGCCGTCCTGGAAGGTTTCGAACGACCCCAGCGGGAACAGGCTGTCGCTTCCGTTGAGAACCGACTGCACATCCGACTGCAGCTTGACCACATGGGCCGCACTGCTGGTGATGCGGTCGCCAAGCTGCACCACGTCGGTGCGCAGGTTGGAGATCGCCGTGGCATTACCTGCGATGTCCTGTGCATCGGTGATGTCATAGAGCTCGACGCGGTCGAACAACACCTTGCCATTCGCATTGGTCAGGTGCACCTGCGGCATCACTTCATTGCGATCCAGCCCAGCCGACCACTCCGCTGTGTAGGTTCTCCAGGCACCGTCGGTCAGGTTCAGTGTCACGTCCGCATGGCTTTCGCCAACACCCGTGGTGCGCACCCTCAGGCGGCATACCAGCGTCGCCGTTGCGCCATCAAAGGCGCGGGCGATCATCACCATCCGGTACCGGCGTGACTTGCCGGCAGCCACCGGCAGCCACCGGGAGTCATTGGCTGTGATTACCGGGTTCTGGCCGGCCTGCGGGCCGTGCGTCATCAACAACGCATCGCCGCCCTGGCCAGAGGCCTTCACCCATTCCACGGTGTTTGCCGGCAGCGTGCGGGTCAACGTCCACCACGCGGCACTGCCGGCGAAGGTGCTGTTGCGCAGCAGGTTGTCATTGCTCACCACGGAGGTATCGATCCGTGCACCCAGGCTGGTGATGCTGTCTGCCGCAGATGCCAGGTCGGTACCGAGCTTGCCCACGTCGGTGCGCAGCCCGGTCAGCGCTTCGGCATTGGCCCGCGACGCACGATCCAGCGCCGACGAGTCCTGCGATCCGGTCGGTACACCATTGAGCAGGGTGATGGTCATTTCCACCCATAGGCCAACGCGGCTGGCATCCAGCGGGGGCGGAGACAGGATCTGCCTGCCGCCACCGGCGCCACTCTTCCTGCGCCCGACCATCACCAGCATCCGTCCGCCGGAAAGCGCTGCAAGGCTCTCCTGCGAAAGACCGGCATCAAGCAGGCGGGTGCGCAGGCCGATGGTGTCGGCGTTGGTGCCGCTGCTGATCGCCCCCACCGCGTCCGACGTATAGGCGATGAAGTACTGGTTGTCCTTCAGGGTTTCGTCGTACCAGGAGTTGAAACGGGCCGATTCAGCTTGCAGATTGCCGTACGTGTCGAATACGGCGGTACTGCTGATGCTGTTGTCCGCATTGATCACCCCTACCCGCAGGCCGCGGTTGGCGCCCATGCCGGCCACGATGCTGCCGTTGGCGCGATACACACCCGATGCACGCGGACCGCCGGTGGGCCAGGCGTTGATGTGCGCATTGGCAATGATGTTGTAAGCCACCATGTTGCCGATGCCGGACGCCAGGCGTGTCACATCCTCGGCAGCGGTCGTCAGCCTGCCATCGATCTGCTCCACCTTGGTCGACAGACCCGTGATCGCCGAGGCATTCGCATCGGCGTCAGTCACTTCCTCCACCCACAGGTCATCCAGCCACAGCGTGCCGGCCGTGCCGTTGCGATTGATCGTGACCTTGATGCCCTGCACCGTGCCGGAGGACGGCAGGTTCACGAAGGTCTCGGTCTTCACCCAATCCACGGACCTGGGGAACGACGCTGTCGCAGCCGCCATCAGGTTGCCGTTCTGGTCGCCAATACGCAGCTTGGTATTGTCGGGCGTGCCGTCGAAGTCCTCGCTGGTCCGCGTCCAGCAGGAAACGCGATAGCGGCGGCCAGCGGTCAGAGCGATGACACGCCCTTCGTTGACCGCCGCGCTGACCACCGTGTTGCTGCCCCCTGCATAGGGCGCGGCTTTCCAGCACAGGGTGTTGCCACGCCCCTCGCGCACCACCGACGCAGCCGTCGTATTGAAGAATGTCCAACCTTCGGAGGCCAGGTTGAAGTCACCATTGAGCGCCAGGTTGCTGCCTGCGCCCATCACCGCTTCCATGCGGCTCTTCAGCTGGACCAGGTCCTGGCTGCTGGTGGTGACCTTACCATCGAGTTGCCCCACTTCCGTCTTCAGCGCATTGAAGGCACTGGAGCCAACCTTGTCGCCCATCGTAGCGTCCAGGCTGTCCACACGCCTCCCCAGCGCGGTATCGGCGGTGACCATTGCCTGCTGCAGGCTGCTGACGCTGGCATTGGTCGCCAGCGCGCCGGTACCTGCGGGCATGCGTGCCTGCAGTGCCTGGATCGATTGTGCGTTGACCTGGTCGCCGCTGAGCCGCGCGGACTTCTCCGCCGCGATCAGGCCCTGGCTGACGCCCGCAAGATCGCTTCCTTCGTAACTGCCTCGCAGTTGCACGCCGAGCGTCTCTCGACGGCTGGCCTCGCTGGAATCGGCCGCGATGCGTGCACTGGCTTCGTCCTGCAGCATGGCCACCGACGCGCCCGGTGTCGGTCGGCCGATCGCCACCCAGTCCAGCAGGAAGTAGTGGGCATCGGTCTGCGCCTTGGACAGATCCAGGCGGATCTGGTCGACCACGCTACCGTTCCACGGAATGTTGTCCACATCCAGCGTCGCGATGCCATTGCTGTCATAGCCGGGCTCTGCGAACTGCACCATGCGAGCGTTGTCCCACGACTGGCCGGGGCCGTTCCACAGCAGCCGGCCATCCCAGGCAGGACTACCCACTTTGCGGATACGCAGCTTGACGAAGCGGTGCGCCGCGCCCTGGACGTCCTGGCCACGCGGGCTGGCCACGAAGGCATCGCTGGCATGGTTGGCCGGACGCAACCAGCCATCCACCAACGTTGGACTGCCGCCGTTCGCGCCCCAACCTTCCACGCTGTTGTCGAAGTGCCAGATGCGCTTGCTGTCGAACTGCACACCACTGCCTGCCGACAGCTGGCTCACCATCCGCGTGAGATTCTCGACATCCGACCGGCGCTCGCTGGTTTCGCGGGTCACCGCCGTGGTCAGCTCGGTGCGGGCATTCAGATCACCGGCAGCGCGGTCCAGCACTTCGCGCGCCAGGCCATCGGTGCCTGCCTTGATCGCCAGCGCCTGCTGGTCGAGCCTTTCGGCCTGCCCGGCAAGCCGTTCGGCCCCGGCCGTGATCTGTTCCTGCAGGCGCAGCGATTCGCTGCGCAGTGCTTCGGCCGCCTGGGTGGCATTGGCCAGGTCGTTGTCGATGCGGGCAGTGATTTCCTTGCCCAGATCCTGCTTGACCGCCTCCACCACGCCACCGATCCCCTCCAGCGTCTGCCCGACGTTGCGGCCGAGCGAACGTCGCAGGTAGCGGGCAGCCGTCGACAGTCCACCCGAGGTGTTGCGACTGCGGCAGGCAAAGGTCCAACTGCCCGACGCCGGCAGCACCGCTTCGATCGCAGCAGTGAAGAAGCCACCTGCATCGCCGAGCGGGGTCATCTGCTCCCAAAGCGGGTTGTCTATGCTGCCCGCGGTGTAACGGATCTCCACACCAGCGAAGTCGGCCGACTGTACCGTATCGCTGAAGAAGCCCCATACGTAGCGACGCACGCCGCCACTGAGCTCCTCGATGTCGAACAGGTCGACCAGGACAGGCGGCGCGTCAGCGCCCAACGTCGTGTATTGGGCAGACACCGCCACGCCGGCGCGTCCCTCCGGACTGTACGGACGCACGACGATGGGATAGGTACCCGCGCCGGGGATCGACCAGCTTGCCGAGCGCGTCGTGGTACGTGCGACTTCCTCCAAAGCGGCATTGCCGTCTGGATCGGACAACACCAGCGTGTCACCCACCGGCCCGCTGATGTCGAAGCTGGCCTGCAGTTCGGTATGGACGCTGCCGCCCTGACTGACCTGCCGTTCGATCACTTTCAGGTTGCTGGCGATGGGTCGGGTCTGCAGCGACGATTCGTTCGACGGCGGTACGTACTGGCCGGTGCGCACGTAGTGCCAGAACGCAGGCCCTTCCTGCACCACGTCCACTGACGCACCCTTGAGGTCGCCCTCCGGACGGATGCCGGTCACGCGCACGCGTGTACCCGGCGTCTGTTTGAAATCATAGATCCAGATGGTGTCGTGCGCAGGATTGGTCTCGCTGCTGCCAGGCAGCGACGCGTCGGCCGGCCACGGGTCCGCCAACACCAGGGTGTCGCTCGGCTCGCTGCCAGGTACCACGCGCAGTACGCGGTAGACGCGCTCGCCCGGGATGCGCAGGCCAATGAACGCACTGCCCACCGCCGGCGGCGGCACCGGCTCGTCCAACTGCAGCGTGGTCACACCTTCGGCATCGACCGTCGCGCCGATCAGGCGGCCACCGAAGCCCCACTGGGTCAGGTCGTGCTGCAACGCCAGCACGGACAACCGCGAGTAGGCCAGGTGCTCGATGTCGGTGCTGTAGCTGATCGACTTGTACTGGTAGACGCTCTGCGCCAGATGCCAACGCGCCAGCATCGCGGCGTGGGCTTCGGTGCTGACGCCCTCGCCGGTGATCTTGGCCGGGTTGAGCATCACTTCCACACCCGGTGCCGGCACGCGCAGCGTCGCCGCCTTCCAGGTGCGACGGTCCAGATAGCTGTACTCGATGCCGTCGGCCGCATTGGCCAGGGTGTAGTCGACCTGGAACTGGCCTTTCTTGATCGTCGCCATGTTGACGACGCCGGAGAGCGGCTGCTCGTCGGCGGCCCATGCCACACCCAGGCGGCCCTTTGCCCATGTCACCTGGCCAAAACCAGCAAGGGCGATGGCATCCAGCACCGCCTGGTGGCTGCGTACTTCTGTCAGCCAGTAGTCATAGCCAAGCGCATTGTCTGCGCAATGCAACATGAAGGCCTTCAGGCTTTCAATGTCGATGCGTCGATCCGCCATGCCCAGGCCTGCGATGCGCTTGCCATTTTCGTCGTTGATGCCACGCACGTAGGCCAGAATCTGCGCGCCCGGGTTGCTGGTCTCCTCGGTCACCCAGCCAACCGCATCGCCCTTCCACACCGGGATCGGCCGCGAATGGGCCACGCAGCGGATTTCATCCGGGGTGCCGTTGAGCTGGCCGGAGGCCTTCATCTGCAGGCCGATCGCGGGAATGCCGGCATGGCTGGCATCGTCACGCTGAACGCTGACCAGCGTGGTCCAGGTGAAGTTCGCCTGCGCACCGCTGCCATCGGTGTTCTGTCCAGCCACGCGCACACGCACGTCGTACTGGCCAAGCTCCACATCGCGACCGTAGCTCACCCGACGGGCTTTCTGCGTGCGCCCCACAAGGTTGTAGTTGCCGAACAACTGCCAGTTGGTGCTGCCTACCGGGCGGTACTGGATCTGGAGCTGCTCGCGGTTGTCCTTGTCCTTGCCCTTGGAGGTCGTGTCCCACAGACGGAATTCCACGTTCACCTGCAGGCGCAGCGTCTCGGCCGAACTGGTGCGCTCCACCCACGGGCTGGCCACATGCTTGGCGTCGCTGCCGGTATCCAGCAACAGAGCGCCTTCGATCACATCCGCGTTGCTGTAGAGCGGAATCGCTTCGTCCGGCATCTGCGGGAAGCCTCGGAACCAGGTGCGCACCCCCTCATAGCTGGACAGCGGTGACTCACCGTTCTGCAGGGCCTCGACACGGCCGACATTGATGCCTGGGCTCAGGGTCATGCCGACGAACTGTTCGTCGCCCTCGAACCACGTATAGGGACGGCTGATCAGATCGGGCGCCACGCGCGTGGAGCCGAACAGCAGGCCCAGCGGCTCATAGGCGCGCACGCGGTTGCGAGGCGCAGCCAGCGAATAGGCGGTATCGGCAACGCCACCACCACCGGGCCGGGGAGGCTTCGGGCCCAACACCTTGTTGATCAGCACGCTGCCGGCCACGTACACCGCTGACGCCAGAGCAGTGCCGTAGGTGGCGCTGAGCCCCGCTACCGCGCCCGCACCCCAGGCCGAGCCTGCCACCAGCGTGCCGATGCCGAAGGTGAAGTAGGTCAGCGCGATCATCGCTACCAGCGGGATCACCGCTTTGCCGACCACGCTGCGCACTTCGATCAGCTGCCCATGCCGCGGGCGGACCTGCATCCACTGCTCACGCGGGACATCGATACCATCCACGCAGACCTGCCAGGCCTGCCCATCGAGGCCATCGATATGGCGCATGAGGAAGGCGTACAGGCTTTCGCCCGGGCGCAGGTCGACCGGCACGTTGCGCTGGCCATCCAGCAGCACCGGATGCGGGGTGATGATGAGGCGACCGTCGGTCGCCGGTTGTGGGGTCAGTTCCATGCGTAGTATCCCTCGATCCTCAGCCCATATCCGGGCAGGTCACGAACGCGGTGCAGCACGCTGCAGCCGTTCGTTTCATTGCTGTGCAGAACCCAGCCCTCGTGGGCCAGGAAAAAGAAAACCCCGGCATGGCCGGGGTTGTGTTGTCCGCGTTCGATCATCAGTACCAGGTCGCCGTCCTGCGGAGGGCCCTCGCGGGCTACCGCCTGCGCGCGCGACAGCGCGCCCAGCTCGGCCGAGCCGCGCCGCCCGCGCGGTCGCCGCCCGGGCAGCGCCACTTCACGGGCGAACAGCGCCCGCTGCACCTGCACCACCAGGTCGGCGCAGTCGCACGCGGCTTCGTCATAGGGAATGCCCACCCATCGCTCGACGTCGACCAGGCGCATCAGAAGATCCCCGGCAACGTGAACGGATTGGCGTGCAGCAGCACGGCCTGCTGGCGCATCAGGAAATCGACGCCGCACTGGGCGCTGACCGTGCGCGTGTTGACCGATACCTGGGTCATCGGCAGGTCGTACTCGGCCTCGATGGCATCCGGGTTGGCACGGTCGGTCAGCATCAACCGGGCGGTCACCATCTCGCCCGGGGCCAGTGCTTCCAGGTCTTCGGTGAGTGCGCGGCCGATATTGTCGATCACCAGCTGCGCACGCGGAGCCTGCCCGCTGACGTCGTCGGGAAGCTGAAAGCCGAATGGCGCGGCGATGAACTCGCTGCCATTGCTGGTCCAGTTCACGTTGTCGTTGACGATCCGCAGTACTTCCGGCATCGATGGCGCCGACACTTCCAGCAGCATCAGCGGCCCCTGGGTATCGGCCAAGCGCTGGCGACGTTCATGGAACGAGCTCATCGCATGTACTCCAGCACCAGATCACGCTTGGAGAAACGGAACTGGGTGTTGAGCGGCACCAGGCGGCCGATCCCCTGCGGAAAGCGGGCGCTGATCGGCTGCCTGGTCCGTGGGTGCTCCATCGTGAACCAGCCAACACGACCGACATCGCGCAGGTACCACTCCTCGAACGCCTCGGCGTCGGCCGCACTGCGGAACTGCACCGAGGCGTACACATTCTTCATCACCCGGCTGTTGAGCGCGCGCATCTTGCTCGGCCCGCGCTCCATGTCGGTCCGCTCTTCGGACGCGACGATCTCCTCGCCATAGTCGGCGAAACGAATCTCTGCATACTCTGGCCAACTGCTCATCCCACTGCCTCCGTCCATCCATATCGGGCCCGTCCAATGGCGCCCAGCTCGCCACCGTTGAGGCTGTCGCCCACGATGTCGATCACCAGTCGCCTCACTTCGCTGCCATCCGGCATGCGCTGGCGTTCTTCCCGGGTGTTGACCCGGCCTTCGCCGTAGTTGTTGATTTCCACATTCATGCCGCCCTCGCCCGCCGGGGTGATCGGCACCTGCGCATAGCCCCCGCTTTCGCCGCCGCCCAGGCCGTTGCCGGTTCGCAGCGACGTGCGCAGAGCAAAGAATGCCGATGGGCCGCCGAGTGCCGCCATGTCCTCCTGGCTGAGTACACCTTCACCCTTGTGGACGATGCCGGCCGGTTCGTACTTGCCGCCAGGGCCGGTGTATCCGCCGGTGGAATAGGAGATGGAAATGCCCTCCTTCACTGGCGGGCCGATGGTGGCCCCGACGACGGCGTTGTAGACGGTATTGAAAATCCCCACCATCGCCCGTTTGATCGCAATTCGTGTCAGGTCGGCGATGATCGAATCGGCCAGTGACCTGAAGGACAACTTGCCCTTGTCCACGAACGTATAGAGCGCGTCCTCGATCCCCTGGAACGTTTTGGTGAACACCGCCTTGCTCTGTGCTGCCGTATCGGTCGCCGCCTTGGCGTAGTCGGCGTAAGCGGAGTGGAATCCCTCCCTGAACTTTTCGGCCTGCTGCCAGGGCTTTCGATCCTTGTCGAAGGACATCGCCTCGACCTTGTCCATCTCCGGTGCTTCGATGGCGAACAGACTCGAATCGTAGGAAATCCGCTCGCGCTCGGGCTGCATGTCCGCCACCAGTTCCGGCAGGCGGGCCGGTCCGCCATCCTGCGGTGATCCGTTGCCGCCAGCACGGCCAGGGGAGCTGGCCAGATGTGCCGCTGCCTTGCCAACGCTCCCGATGGATGCCGTCGCCTGTGCCGCCTGGGCCCGAATGGCCGCGAAATTCTGCGCGGCGATTCGATTGAGCTCATTCATCGCAGTGCGGAATTGCGGTGTGTTGATGCGCGGTGTGATGTCCAAGTTGTGGACTGTAGTGGCCACACATTTCTCCTGTTTGATGAAGGGCCCCATGGGAAGCCCTTGGTTCGTTGGTCCGGTCACCGCTGCCGGTCCGGCTGTCGATGCCGCCGCAGCCGGAACGAATTCACCGGCGTGTTCGGGCCAGCCGGATCACGCTATTGGCTTGCATTGCGCTCCGATGCGACCTGGAACACCTCCAGCAGCTGCTGTGTCCGCAGCGTTGCCTCGACCTCCGGCGGACGACGCTGCTGCACCAGCAGGAAGTCTTCGGCCGTGGTCGAATTGCCATGCACCTGAGCGAGTACGTTGGTCAATTGCGCGAGCATGTCCTGCAATGGTTGGTCCATTGGCTCGACGCGGGCAAATGCATACATCTCCGAGAGCTGGCGGGATGTCAGCCCCGCCAACAGGTGGTCCGGATGCGGGAGGCCCAGCCGCCACGCGATCCGGAACTGAAGCCGGCGCTCAGGCCGGCGGATCAGTTTTTTTCCAGCTCTCCCACGGCCGCATCGCCGAGCGCATTGAGCGTCTGCGCGACCCGGAACACGCGATCCAGCGCCGCCGCCGATTTCGTGCCCAGCTGGGCCACCTCATGGTCGGAGAACAGGCGCCCCCCCATTTCATCGACCAGGCACAGGCCGACGAAGCGCGCACGGAAGTCATCCACCTTGGGCGTATCACCGCCGTAGGTCTCCTGCTCCCAGCGGTCACGGTCGCTGGCCGACATCATCGCCACACGCACATTGCCGCCCCATTCGGGCACGGCGATGTCCTCATGGCGGCGATCCTGCGCATCCAGGATCTGCTGCTTGCCCAGCAGCATCACGGGGTGCCGCCGGCAGCAGCGGTGACGATGGCGAACTCACGCGGCAACAGATCGGCGGTGAAGGTCAGCACCTGGTTGGTACCCGGCGCCACGTTGAACGCGGCGACCTTGGCCACGAAGGTGGCGGCATCGCCGGTGGGCAGCACCATCAGGAAGTGCAGGTCGGTATCCGGATCGGCGTCACGCAGGATTTCCTGGCCCGCCGAGCTGCCCACCGGCCAGCGATGGCCGGACACCTGTACGGCCTGGCCGCCGGACAGACCCGCGATGTTCTCCATCTGCTTCGAACGCAGGTTGGTGGCGTCGAGGGTGTTGGCCTGACCACGGCCAAACGGGAAGGCGGTCAGGCCGTCGATTTCGGTATAGCCTGCCGGATTGTTCGGCGCGGTCGGGGCGGTGCCGGCCTTCACGTACAGCGCGGAGTCCTGGGCGGAAATGGCTTGATTGATGGACATGGTGTTGAATCTCCTGGAAATGAAAAAGCCGCCTTGCGGCGGCTGGGTTTCGGGGTTGTCAGGCTCGGGTCGGCCTGGATGTCTTCGTCGCGGTTGGCCCGGCACAGCCGCCTGTTTCCACGTCGCCCTCGGGCAACGCGCAGACAACAAAAAAGCCCCCGGCTCGCGCCGGAGGCTTGTATGTCATCGTGGCTGAAAGCTTAGGCTTCGGGTGTGCACCGGTCAATACGGAAACCGGTACCTGCACCGCCTTGGGAAACCACAGCCAGCCCCACCATAGCCGCCCGATGCGGCACAGCCGCTGACATCGCGCTAACCCTCACAACGTCGACAATAACGTTCTGTTCCCTGCAACGAGGTACACCCCGATGTCCGAATGGATCATCCTGGATACGCATTACGGCCCGGTCCGCGCCTGGCAGGCACTGCCCGAGGGCAAACCCCGCGGCGCGCTGGTGGTGGTGCAGGAGATCTTCGGCGCCAACCCGCATATCCGCGGCGTCGCCGAACGGTTCGCGGCCCAGGGCTACGCCGTGTTGGCGCCGTCGTTCTTCGACCTGGTCGACGGCCCCGAGGCCGACCCGGATGCCCTGCCCTACAGCCCCGAGGGCGTGAAGGATGGGCTGGAACGGGTCACCGCGCTGGGCATGGAAAAGGCACTGGAAGTGGTCCGCGCCGCGGCAACCCGGCTGGCCCCGCACGGCAAGGTCGGCACGGTCGGCTACTGCTGGGGTGGCAGCGTCGCCCTGCTGTCCGCGCTGCGCCTGGGCCTGCCCTCGGTGAGCTACTACGGCGCGCGCAACGTGCAGTTCCTGGACGAGACGCCGAAGGCCCCGGTGATGTTCCACTTCGGCGCGCAGGACAAGAGCATCCCGCCGGAGGCGATCCAGGCGCACCGTGAGAAGCTGCCGCAGATGGCGACCTACGTCTATCCGGCCGACCATGCCTTCAACCGCGAGGTCGGACATGCGTATGATCCAGACAGCGCCGCCCTGGCGCTGCAACGCACCCTGGACTTCTTCTCGGAGCATCTTGGATGA